GCCATTCTCCTATTTGCACATGTGTAGTCGTCAATTACCAGCCTCGACAGTAGCTCATGTTGCCCATGCTGCTGCAATAGGCCTGGGACGGTGCAGGAGTGCTGAGGGACGAGGCGCCTACTGCTGAGACGCCGGCCCACATCGCCCGGTTTTGCTGATCCAGGTCCATGACGTGATGAATGCATGGCCAGTAGTCTGGCGATCCAGGTGGTGCGCCCATGCGGGTACAGGCATTAGCCATGCGCTGTTCATAGGGGGTGCAGGCTGCGAGGATAATCAGCGCTGCTGTGGCGAGTATGGTGCGTTTCATTGGGTGGCTTCTATGACATTGGGATTATAGTATCCATGCAAAGCCGCGGCTGGCTTGCGGATTATCACTGTGCGCAATTTCCCCTTGACCAGCTGTTCCTCGGTCTGGCCGCCGCAGTGACGGCATGCGTTGTTGTTGTCGTTATTATAACCGCACAGATCGCACGTCCAGGTCAGTATCATTATTTCGGGCCCTTCTTCCGGTGTATTGGAGGCTGTGGGAATGTCGCGGGCGGGAGATTTGCTAAGTGCGTGCGCAGACTGTCCATGAGGATCAGAGTGCGTGATCCAGACTTCACGGCATGAATGTCGCCAGTACCAAGGCGTCGATATAGTTCGGACCTTGAAAAGCCAGTCAGCTGCATGGCATCAGAGATCGAAACGGCCAGAGGATCAGGTGTCATCGTCGGCAACCTAAATGTTGTGTCAGTGTTTCCGCAGCCATTGCAGAGCATCTAGATAGATACTTCGAATCCCCAAGTGAAGATCAGGGCTGAGAAAAAATTTATTGACGCCACCGAACTGACTTCGTAGTGATTCCGCCAATCGGCATTCGCGGCGCCCGCGATGGCTGACGTAGGCCGCTACTCCACCCCCGCGCCGGGGAAACGGATCGGCTCCAGGCTATCGGAGACTGTCGTTTCATGGCGAATACTCAGGCCCAGTTCGGCTTTTTGCCGTTCGGAGAGGCAGCGGGCTCTGCCCCCAATTTCGCGCTGCGTACGCGCACCATTGCATACAACTATGGCACAAACCTCTATCGGGGTGATCCGGTGGCCAGCAACAATGCTGGCAATATCATTGCGGTCAGCTCGCAGACTGCGCCAGTTGCAGGCATCTTCTGGGGCTGCAAGTATTACGACCCTAACCAGAAGATTGTATTCCAGTCGAAGTACTGGCCGTCTCCTTCTGGACTGAATTCTTCGGCAAGAGTCGAGGCTTATATCATCGATGATCCAAACCAATTGTTCTATGTCGCCGAGCTTGGCTCGACTGCTGCAATTACTGCAGCGAACATCATGAACAATGTCCAATGGGCTGCCGGCTCTGGCGGAAGTACTACCAGTGGTCTGAGCAGCTATGTGATCGACGACGGCAATATAACGACCACGATCACGCTGCCGTTCAAGATCATGGATCTCTACAGCACCTATGCGCCACCTGGCGTGAACGGTGCTGACAATACCACGGTCTACAACTGGGCCATCGTCAAAATGAACTATTCGGATCGTGCTTACGGCACGATCGGCATTTAAGGGGAGCGCGGGTAAATGGCTGTCAACGTCGCCGCACTCTTCGACCTGACGCGCCCTGGGCTGCGAGGTATCGAAGGCCGATACAAGATGATCCCGCGCCAGTGGGCCAAGGTGTTCCAGCGCGGCGTATCCAAGATGGGCGTCGAGCGCACTGCGGTCGTTCGTATGCTGTCGCTGCCACAGCTCAAGTTCGAGGGCGGCGCTACGGCGATGGACAACCAAGCCGGGCAGAGGTTCATCTACAACCATGAGTCGTTCGAGGTCGGGCTCGGCTACGCGATCACTCGCAAGGCTATTGCTGATAATCTGTACGAGGCGCAGTTCCCGGCGTCCAATCTGGACCTTCAGCAGTCGTTTGAGCAGGCCGAGGAAATCTACGCGGCCAACGTGCTCAACACGGCGACCACGTACAATCCGAATGTTGGCGGTGATGGCGTGGCGCTTTTGTCCACGGCGCACCCGATCGACGGTGGCACGATTGCCAATACAACGTCGACGCAGCAGGATCTGAACGAGGGCTCGCTGCTTCAGTCGTTGACCAACGTCCGGACCAACTTCAAGGATCAAGCTGGCAAGCGCATCTTTGCGCGCGGTCGCCGCTTGCTTGTTCCTCCGCAGCTTGAGTGGGTTGCGGCGCGACTGATCCACACGCCTCTTCGGCCGGGCACCGGTGACAACGACATTTCGGCGCTTCAGGCGACGGGCTCGCTGCCCGATAAGTACGAGGTGCTGGACTTCCTTACGTCATCATTTGCCTGGTTCATTCAGACCACGATTGATGGGCTGCTGTTCCTGGAGCGCGAGCCGTTCGAGATGAGCATGGAAGTTGATTTTATTACAGATAATCTTTTAGTGAAGGGCTACCAAAGGTACTTCGTGGGATACAGTGATCCGCTCTGTCTGTATGGGCAAACTCCGACCAGTTGATTGGGAATGAGGGAGTAATCCTGTGACGATAACCCATCTTGCTGGTCCGCTGTCTGTCCAGGGGCAGACGCTTCCTGGCGGTCCGTCGTCCGTCAGTTACAATGACACGCCTGGTCCGAGCAGCTTCGGTGTTGGCTGGGGGCTGCTCGACACTCGGTACACGCTTCCGGCGGCTGGCGATGTGACGAACATCACTCCAGTGCTTTATGGCGCTGGCGACATCTGCGTTGTTGATCAGGCGCCGGCCACTCTGAGTGCTACGAATATTTCTGCTGCGGCAGTGCCAGTTGCAGGCACTCCTTTGACGCTGGCTGGCGCAAGCACGGGCATTACGGTTGTGCCTGCTGGTGGCTTCCAGCTCATGCCGACTATGAACGTGATTCCGGCTAATGCACTGATGATCGATGGCAATCCGGCGCTCATCCAGCAGGGCACGCTCGGTGGCGGAGTCTCGATGTATGACCCGCGTACCATGATTACTCGATGCCTGCGCTTCACTAGCGTGGGCAACGATAGCACTGGGACTGCTGCTGTAGTCGGCTATGACTGGTACGGCCAGCTTGTTCATGAGACTGTGACGCTTGCCAACGCGACCATTGCGACGAGCAAGAAGGCGCTGAAAGCGGTCGTATCGATTACGCCGGCCGGGACGCTCTCTGGCTCCAATCTGAGTGTCGGTACTTCTGATGTGTATGGATTTCAGCTGGCGTCTTATGAGTGGGCCTTCGTCACTATATACTGGGCTACTCCTCCCGCTCTTCTTACGTCAAATACTGGATATACTGCGGCAGTAGCTACGAACCCGGCAACTGGTATTACCGGCGATGTGCGCGGGACATTTTTGGTACCGAATGCTTCTGATGGAACTAAGAAGCTCCAGGTGTTCATCACGCCCCAAGCGTGGAATGCTACCCAGACTCTTCTTTGGGGAGTACCGAATTTTTGATTTTCATGACTTACTTTTTGATCCTGGATACCAACCGCGGTGTGGTGTTGTGAGCGCTTTCTCAACTGACCATCCGAGAATGGTGAGCCTTTGCGACAAGGCATCTGGCAAAAGGCCGATTTCTCGTGCCCACTGTGATGAATTTTGGGTACGTCCGTCGAATGTGATGCGTTTGTTTGAACGCTTGTTGTTGTTTTGGGTCGCCCAGTCTGCCCAAACGCAGTTTTCTAAGGAATACGACCCGTCATTGTCTTTCCGCTCAAGCGTGTGTTCAGTGCTCGGCCGCGGCCCCATATCTCGGAGGAACACTTCAAAATCGTTCCATCGAGGATCGCAGAGTATGCCTCTGCCTCCATATCTGGAGTATGACTTTGCCTTTGGATTGTTGCAGCGCGTTCGCATGTTGGCCCAGACTCTATATTCGGTTGTTCTTGCTAATCCGTGTGTAGTTGCGCTTTGCGTTCTCGCTTCTCGCATCACACAAGTGCATCGCTTTGAGCGAGTGATGAGAAGGTTACCCTTCAAAATATTCCAGTGCTTGCCGCACTCGCACTTGCATAGCCATCGTCCATTTGTTTCCGACGGCTGGATGACTGTTAGTGGTCCGAAGACCATGCCGCTAAGGTTTTCCATAGAACTGCCATACCCCACATGGTCGGTTACTTCAAGTAAAGAAGGGGCTTGTGCATGAGCAAGGCACGTCATCTACAGATGCAGATGGGACACGAGGACAACCGCTACGGCGGAAAGCCGGAAGAACATCCGAATAAGGGACATCCGATGCATCACAAGCGTGCTCGCGGCGGCGCGATAGGCGACGATGAGAAGAAGACCAAGGAAGAAGTCTATGCGGGCGCGGGTTCTGATACGCTGAAAGAGGCGGAGCGGCGCAAGCGTGGCGGCAAGGCCCCGATGCATGTTGCTGGGCACGCGTCGAAGCATCACCGGCTCGATCGCCGCGGGCGCAAGCGCGGTGGCGCGGTAGGGGCCGATAGCTCGCCGTTCACCGGGGCGTCGAAGCTGTCGGCAGCCGAGGGCGAGAACCGCAGCGAGTACAACAAGCTGGATCGTGAGGACGACTGATGTCAGCAGATGTCACGGTCGGCGGCGACGCGGTCAATGGCTACATCGTCGAGGTCACGGACGGCGATTCCAGCAACGTGTTTGGTCTGCACGCGGAGAGCGAAGAGGCGGCCAAGGCCGAGGGGCTGCGGCTGCACATGATGCAGGCTGTTCCGGAGACTGACATGGAAATGCGGCTATGTTCGATCGAGGCGATGATTGCCACGATTATGGCGAAGCTAGGCATGTCGCCTGCTGATCCACCTGCTGACCCGCCTGCTGACCCGACACCGGTCGAGCAGCCTGACGTGCCTCAGCCGGCGGCTCCTTCCGAGGAGCTTGACGCAGCGCCCGCTGCGGTTCGCGAGGTGTGAATGACACACCCGGCCGCCAAAGCAGTTGAGGCGGCTCGGAAGCTGCGCCATCACCCTGGCGCAGTGGAGGGCAAGCGTGTCTCTCACGGCCGCTTGGACCGGAAGAAAAGCAGTGGTGCACTCGATGCATCGAACTGGCGTCCCCCCGTGGCGCACGATCTTCAGCCGCTCAATCAGGAGCCGATTGACGTCAGCTTGGATCGGCCAAGGGGTATGGCGGATGCTCGGGGAGATATTCCAGAGCGCAAGCAGTACGCCCGTGGCGGGCGTCTGACGGCTGCTGAGAGGCAGTCGCTACCCAAGGGGGACTTTGCTCTGCCAGGTCACGGAGCTGGTCCCAAGGGCGCTGGATCGGGTTCCTATCCTATTCCGGATGCGAGTCACGCAAGGAACGCGCTGGCGCGTGTGTCGCAGCACGGTTCCCCGGTCGAGAAAGCAGCAGTGCGGCGCAAGGTTCATGCGAAGTATCCGGGCATAGGGGAATGAAGGTTCTATGTCTCGGCCATGGAGTGAGGATTTCAGCGCTGACTTCGGACCGTTTGCGGTAACGCCGATGGCTCAGGCATTTTATCAAGTGATCTCTGCGACTGGCGCAACGGCCGGATTGTACGGGGCGGATTGGCAGCAGTCGCCATTTAATCTGACCTACGTGGTTGAGGTCCCTGGTGGCACGACTGTGAGTTATTCGGTCCAGTATACGCTTGATGACATGAATGACCTGACGTGGACGCCGATTTGGATAAATGACTCAGTGAATGGTTCTGCGACTACTGTAACGGGGACCAACACATACAAAGAGCAGCCGATTCGTTGGCTGCGTGTGAATGTTGCGTCGATCTCAGGCGGCAACATCCGGTTCGCCGTCCTTCAGGGTTCGAGTGCTCGATAGATGACTTCAAGGGAGACAGTTTGTGGCTAACTTTTCCTGCAATAATGGCCTGGGTGGTTCGCTTCAGACCATCACGTCGGCGTACAAGACTCTCGCTGAAGTTACGGCGCAGACCACTTCTCTAAAGCGCGGCAAGTTGTACGATGTGACCTTCGGCACGATCGGCACGCCGGCTGATCAGACCTACGAATGGGACATCAGTCGCGCGACGACGGTCGGTACAGGAACGACTGTGACGCCGGTTGCCGTGGATTCGGCTGATGCTGCGGCATTTACGGTCGGCTCGGTCAATCATACCGCCGAACCGACATACACCGCGGCCAGCTCGCTGTTCTATCTCGGCACCAATCAGCGTGCCAGCTATCGGTGGGTGGCGGCGCCAGGATCAGAGCTGATGTGGCCTGCGACGAACCTGAATGGTCTTGGATTGCGCACGCGGTCCGTCTCGGGTGGTGCGGCCACGTCCACCGCGCACTTTCTCTTTCAGGAACAGTAAGGTTGCGTAACGACCTTCGTGTGGAAGGGTGTGAGCTGGCACAAGGCTGCGAAGAAGTGGCGGGCCTACATAGGTGCGACTGGAGAGCATCTCGGGCTTTTTGATTGTCCTGTGGCAGCGCATCTTGCGTATGTGACCGAGGCAGCCAAGAGATACGGAGAATACTCACGCAGTGTATAGAGCTGGCGGATATGGGCAGTTTTTGTGTGATGACGTCACTGCGTTTGATCGCAATGGCAAGGCGATCGACCGTGAGCACGACACATTTTCTTGTGCGCATTGCTCGGCTGTCGTGTTTGTCAACGCTGGCGAGCGCGGCGCGGATGTTGGTGGATTCTGCCGGTCGTGCGCGCGGCTGATCTGCGGGCCTTGTGTGGATAGGGATCTTTGCCGGCCGGTGGAGAAGATGTTGGAGGCTATCGAGCGTAACCTTGAGAGGGAGCGCGTCCGGCTGTCCTACGTAGGATAAACTACATGGCGCTTGACTGGTTTCAATCTCTTTCAACGCCATCGGTTCTACGGAAGAAGATAACTGCGGCGGTTGAGGGCTCGACATTCACGTCGGTCCCTCCGGTGCTGTCGCTGACATCCGGCGGCAATCGGCCGCTCAGCACCGGCGCCTTCAGCAGTGCTTTCAGTTCGGCATTTTCGTATGCCGCGCTGGACTGGCTTAATCAGCTTTCATTACCGTCCGTTCTGGCGCGGCGCATGACGGCGGCCGTTGCCGTCACAACGACTGGCGCCATCGCGCTGCAATTGCCGATCGGCAGCGTTCAAGAGCTGATAACAGTCAATAAATGGTATCAGCCGCTGTCGGCGCCGGTGTTTGCGCGTCGCAGCTTGCTGCCGGCTCTCACTCCGGTTTCTGCCCAGGTTCCGACGACGGCAAAGGAGCCGGTCAGTGCTGATCGCTGGGTTCAGCCGCTCTCGACTCCCGTTACGGCTCGCCCTCGACAGCAGCCGCATTACAGTTCTCTGGTGTGGCCGCTCACACTGGTTGCGCCGGAAAGCAGCTGGCATCAGCCATTCAGCCAGCATCCCGGCCTTCCGCGCAACCTTCATGCTTCTCAACAACAGGCGCATACTGGGCCAGTTTCTCAGAGCTTAGAGCCGGCCACGGTCGATCGCTGGTATTCACCTTTTCCAGTATCTGTGCCACCAAGACGATGGCTTCTGGTGGCAGATCAAGCAGCTTTTACCTGGCATATCTCGACATCTATTGAGCGAACGAGCCTTGATCGTTGGTTCAGTCCGCTTTCTCTGCCGCCAGGGAATAAGCGTGCACTTTCGGTTGCTGATCAGATGGCACTGATTGCAGTTACGTCTCAGGCAAAGGAAGTCACTACTATTGATCGCTGGTATCAGCCATTTCAGATGGTCGTTCCTTGGCCGCGAAAGCCGCATGCTTCCGAACATCCGGCTTTCACGTGGCACATATCGACGGCCAAGGAGGCAACAACCGCCGATCGGTGGTTCTGGCCGTTGTCAATGCCGGTATGGGCAAGGCAGGCTCTCCCTGTAGCAGATCATCAGGCATTCTCGGCGGTAACGCTGTCGACGACTAGCGTTGCTGCGACTCTTGTTATTACAGAAGCAAGCGATACGCTTCCTGGCATTGCCGGCATTAATATTACCGAGCAACCTGATGTTCTCCATGGAATAGTGGCGCTATCATTTAGGTTCAGCGATACGCTTCGTACCAATATAATAGCGCAGACGAATATCACGATCGGTTCCGCTGGTATACTGAAGCTATTTTCTGGCTCATTACCGGCGACCTGCGAATTGCCAGATCCGTCTGGGCAGCTCTGTGTGATTCCATTGCCTGCAACATTCCTCACCAGCTCGCTTGGCACAGCCACTCTTGCTGGTACGTGGGTTGCCACTACATCACAGAGCGGGACCGTGGCGTCCTTCCGTTTCTACGATGGAAGCGGAGTGTGCCATATTCAGGGAACGGTAGCTGATATCGGGCTGTCTCCCACGTCATTTAATGCCGGTCAAACGCTGAGAATTACCTCATTTTTCGTGGTTGCTCCGGGGTGATGTCAAATGACAATTAACTACAGCTACCAGCTCAGGACGAACAAGGTCGCTCAGACTCAGCTGACTATTGGCGGTAGCGGCGTCATGAAAATCTTCAGTGGTGTTGAGCCGAGTAATTGTGCTGCGGCAGATCCTGCCGGTTTGCTGTGTTCGATCAATTTGCCGGCGACGTTCATGCAGTCTTCTGGCGGCATCGGCACACTTGTCGGCAGATGGACAGGTGTCGGAATAGCGGTCGGCTCTGCGGCGAGTTTTCGTATTTATGACGGCTCTGGCATCTGTCACATTCAGGGAAATGTCGTGACAGACCTTGTGATGGCGTCAACTGCAATCACGGTCGGATTGCCAGTGACAGTCACAGGATTTAGCGTAACTGCCCCTGGTGAGGGGACACCGATCATTCCCACCACAGCCACATTGGCGGAGACGGAAGCGAGCGATACTCTGGCGCAGCCTGTGCGCGGCAGCCTGATGGCTACAGAGGTCAGCGACACGATGGGTGGGCGCCCTGTGACTGGCACCCTTGCGCGGACGGAGGCTGCAGACGTGGTGTCCGCGCAAGGAGGAATCCCGAGCGGGACGCTTGCGAAGTCTTCGGTGAATATACGGTATCTGTCACTCAACGGTAACTGCGTTTTGGCTTGTGGCTCGCATACATGGGATGCTTTCCAGGTCGAGGCTCCGGCAACGCTGACCTATCAGCAGTGGATCGACAATATTATCGTCCCAGAGATCAATCCTGGACCGAATGCCGTCGGACTTGAACGCATTTGGTTCTGGCATACGTCGCATAGTGATGGAACTCTTGTTGACAGTCAGGTTCCCTTCATACGAACAGGCCCTGGGACCGCGCATGACGGTGGGCCCAAGTGGGATCTAACCAAATATAATGAGGCACTTTTTACGCAGCTTTTGAACTTGGTTAATTATGCTGCCCCGAAGAATATTCACTGCCAGATAGAGTTCTTCCAGATCAGTTCGATAGATCCCGACAGTGTATACAACGACGAGAATAATATCAATGGGACCGGAGTGACTGGAGACGGAGAGGCTGACGGATCAAGTACGATTTGCACCAATCTTGAGAAGGCATTTGTTACGCATGTCGTGACTAAGTTATACAATTCCCCGAACGTGACCTATGAGTTGAACAACGAGACGCATGAGACTGCGGCATCGTTGTCTTGGCTTAACACTATTCTTGGCACGGTTCATGCTGTCGAAACTAGCTTAGGCGGCATTAGGCATCTCGTGTGCTGTGGTGCTGGTTCTGCTTACGACGGGTCTTCGTGGGGCGGATTGAATCCGACATTCCGAATCACTGGCACAGATTATTGTCAGCCGGGCTGGGGCGACTCGTCGCCGTACGATCAGCAGGGAAACTTTGGGGACATTCCTCTTGGTGGTATGAACGGCAACCAGACTGTCATACTAGACACCGACCACGGGTTGCTTGGGAGCAGCAATACAGATTCGGTGTGGCGTGCGTTGACACGCGGCTGGGGTGGCTACCTTCACATGGATGTCGGTGGCGGAAATTCGGTAACTGAACCCGCGCAGGCTCCTCTATATCAATTCCTTCCTAGTGATGTGCCTACACGCCTTGGCATTCTTGGTGTCACGACTGCCGTCAATCTGATCAGCTCGTTGAATGGCATGCAGCCGGCTGACGCCATATGTAGTACAAGCTTTTGTCTCGCGGACAACACGCACCTTCAATACATCGCTTATCAGCCAAATGGCGGCTCGTCATTTACACTCAATCTGAGCGCAGCCGCGGGCAACACGCTAGCTGTGACATGGATCGACGCAGGTACTGGGTTGAAAATCGGCTCGACAACGAACTACGTAGCAACGTCGTCGACCGCGCAGTCGTTCCTTCCGTTGCCGAATAGTGGATCGGTGGGAATCGTCCTGTCGCGCACCGTTGCGGCTCCGTCAATCGTAGTGGCCAATCCCGGAAGCCAAGTTGTCAATGTTCAATTCAACATCCAAGCGGCGATCAACGGATACTCAAGCGTTCCTCTGCTCCAGTACAGCTTCAATAACGTCGCATGGAATTCGCTTCCCTCCGGCTCTTCGGTGACATCGACACATGCTACAATTCCTCTGACTCTCACGACGATCAACACGTACACTGTCTATGTGCGTGACACGAATGCCATCACAGTCAAGGGAAATACAGGTGCATTCAGTGTCGGGAATGTCGTGACGGCTACCGGAACCCCATCGCTCGGATGGGGGGCCATGTACATGGGCGCCGGTGGCGCTTACCCTCTTCCATCTCAAATTACGACGACTGCTGGAACACATCGCACTGCCAACATCAACGGAATAGGAGGCGCTTCGTTCAATGGGCCTCCGTCAAATTACAATGTCTACGATCCGACAGTAGCTGCATCAACTAATATGAGCTACTCGGTTCATCTGCTGACAACAGCCGACTCCAGAGGAGGACCAACTACCCCCGCGTTGTGGGTGTCTGGTTCGATCGACTATTATGTGACCAACTGGATTGACAGCATGGCCGCGCAAGGCTTTACGGTCCAGAATGGATACACAGGCAAGCTGTTCATACGGATTATCTGGGAACAGAATTATCCCGGAACGTGTCCAGGGAATTACTGTTCACAGAATGCTAATGGCAGTCAGGTTGGTGGATATGCTTACTGGTTCAATACAGGAAGGAACTCGGCAATCGGTGGCAGTCCATCGTTGGCGACCGCGAATTCCGGTAATTTTTGGGCATGGCAGCACATCTACAATTTGATGTCGTACAATGTTCCGACATCCTACGCTCGGCAGAAGGGTGTTCCGTGCTATATTGTGTGGAATCCGACCGTCATTAATTCTGGGGTGACGGAGTTCAACGTTCCGCCTGCTGAGATCATCTGCAATTATCCGGCGTACATGTACCCTGGTGACCAGTACTGCGATATCCATGCTATCGATATCTACACGAACAACTTCTATCTTACCGATGCCACTGGACCTGATGTCTTCTATACTTATCCTGGCTATGCGAGTCAGCCAGCTTTTACAAGAAACTGGCCAAGAGGGGCGGCGCAACCGCTGGATCAATGGGCTTTTAGTGCTGACAATACCTGGCACGCGTTCGATTTCTACGATGCTTCTGGTTCATTGCAGGATGGCCTTCCTACCAACGGTCAGGCCGATCCGACAGGCGTGAACAGCAACTGGGGCTGGAGCGTGTCGAAAGCGGTAGACTTCGCATCGGCGACCGGCACATTTGCTGGCGCCATCGACCCGGTCAGCGGGCAGGCTCGGAAGGTGAAGCCGCTCTGTGTCTGCGAATGTGGTGCGATCAATACAGGAAACTATGGCTGCGACTTCGGGGGAGGCCATGGGCCTCTCGACGATCCGTCTGGAGCACAGCCGGCGTTCATGGGGGGAACTGGTGGCACCACAGACACAACCTTCTGGCAGTACGTGAACTCGAGGTTTGCAGCCGCCCAGGCCAAGGGCGTCGATGTGGTCTATTTCATCCCATGGTCATGTGCGACCGGAACCATACAAACCCAGAGAATGTGGACGACGTTTGGACAGGCCTTCCCTGGACTCTGAAACATGCCCCCACGCGACGCCTTCTTATCCACTGTGACGCTGTACATCCACAACTGCGAGACGGCCAGTAAAGTCGGATTACACGCCGCAAGAACACTGGATGCCGACGCGGAAGGCTGCGTCCGATGTTGTGCTTGTAAGAGGCATGCGCCGCTGAGCGAGTGGAGGGTATTCAAGGGATCGACATCAGAAACACCCCGTTGAACACCAACGAATCGTTGTGCTAGCCGCACCTTTCGGGTGTAGCGTACTCTGTTGGAGGATTGAATGACTTATCAGTATGGCGTGACCCTGCGCACAAACAAGGTTGCACAGATTCAACAAACGATCGGCAGCTCGGGCACGCTCAAGATTTTCAGTGGTGCTGAGCCTGCGAACTGTGCAGCCGCAGACCCCGCTGGGCTTCTCTGCACGATCACGCTGCCTGCGACGTTTCTGACCAGCGCGGCTGGAGTGACGACGATCGCCGGCTCTTGGGCAGCGAATGCGTCGGCGACGGGGACTGCGGCATCCTTCCGGATGTATGACGGTTCATCTGTTTGCCACGTGCAGGGCAACGTCACGACCGACCTTGTGCTGAACAGCACGAGCTTGACGAACGGTCAGCAGGTTTCGGTGACCTCATTCAGTGTGACAGCCGGCAACGCGTAAGGAATCCGACAACGGCACGTAGGGGCTCCCAGTGCCTGTAGTCTATCTGATTGGCAACGTTGCTAGCGCAACATGGATGCCGACTAGCACCGGCCCGGCTGTCGTCGAGTATTGGGGCGCAGGAGGGTCTGGAACCTTCGATACTGGTGGTCCTGCCGGCACATACGGTCGACTGAATGCTTTCAGCCTAACCTCTGGCACTCCGGTCACCTTCAGCCTTGGGACGCCTGGAGCGTCCAATGGAGCGGCTGGCGGTGATACGTGGTGGTCAAGCCCATCGACTGCCATAGCTCCTGGTGGCGGTTCTGGAACCGTCGCTATCGGCAATCTGGTCAATCCGGGTGGCGCGGGAGGTATCTCCGCAGCGGCAGGCATTGCGGGCGGTGGTGGTGCTGGCGGCCCCAATGGGGCGGGTGCACCGGGCGGTGCGAGTTCAGACGCCTTTCATTCAGGATCTGGCGGCGGCGGTTCAAATGGAGGTGGTGCTGGTGGCGTAGCTACGTCTGGCCTGAGCGGCGCTGGCGGCACGAACTTTGCTGGCCAGTCTGGAGGCGCAGCATCGAATAGCAACGGCAATCCAGGCGTCAACAATGGCACCGGCGGTAGTGGTGGCTTCTCTGACGGCTCGCTTGCGACTAGCGGCGGTAACGGCGCTGCGGATTTTGACCTTGGCGGCGGTGGCGGCGGTGCGGGCGGCAACGATGGGTTTGATGCGTCAGGACCTGCCGGTGCTGGCGGAACGCCAGGCGGTGGCTCGTCAGCTGCATATTCTGCAGGCGGGACTTCAGGCTCCTTTGCGTCAGGTGGCTGGGCCGAAATCAAGATCACGACGCCTGGCGGTGGCGCGCAGTTCTTCTACTACGGAACATACGTTCCCAACGTAGATACTGGTTTCCTGATTGAGCCCGAGGGCAACGAGGCAGTTGTTGCCACGGCTACAAGTTTCATTGGCGGTGCTCTATCTCAGAGCGAAGCAAACGACACGCTTATTTCAGCTGCTAGATCGCTTGTTGCTGGATCGCTTGTTGCTGCCGAAGTGGCCGATGCTCTGGTTTCAGCCGGCGCTGTTACCGGAAACTTCCTTGTCATTACTGAAGTTGATGATGCGCTTTCGGCCACTGCCGGAGTTCTGATCACTGGTGCTTTTGGTCAGACGGAAATTCCCGATGCATTGTCGGCCATTGGCCTGCTCATTGGTGCGAACCTTGTCGAGACCGAGGCGTCAGACACGCTGGTAGCAGCTGGTGCTCTGACGATCAGCGGCGGCTCTCTTGTCGCTCAAGAGGGTGACGACTCGTTATCAGCAACAGCATTGTTGACTGGCATTGTCGCCAATTTCTCGATCACTGAAGTTGATGATGCGGTCTTCATTGTCGGGCAGATCACCGGCTCTATTCCAACGACCTCTTTCAATCCATCGACTGCCGACATTGGGTTGTATGTCCTGCATCGTGTTGGCATCGCGCGTACGATGGTGACTGCTGATCACCTTGCTGACGTGCAGATGGCAGCAAACTTCGTTTTGTCCGACATGGCGACCACGCAGCCTAACCTGTGGAGTGTCCAGGCCGAGCAACTGCCACTTTTGCAGGGTGTTCCTACCTACATCCTGCCCTCCAACGTTCTTTTGGTCATGAACGCTTTCATTCGGACGACAATCGGAGGTATCGAGAACGACCGTGTGATCTTCGGCGTGAGCCGGGATGACTATGCGGCGTATCCTAACAAGCTGCTGCAACAGCCGCCGACCGTCTATTGGGCAGATCGGTCGGAGCCGATCAAGCTAAACGTGTATCCTGCGCCAGACGGAGAAGGGCCATACACGCTGATCTACTATGCAGTCGAGAGGGACAGCGACGCGGCTGTCGGTGCTGATACGATCACGTCGCTGCCGTATCGTTTTTTGGCGGCCTTTAAGGATATGCTCGTGGCGGAACTAGCGCCGACATACGCAATGCCAAAATCAGCTATGTTTACGCAGATTGCCAAAGAATCTCGGGCACGAGCCATGATGCAAGATCGTGAAATTGTGCCTTTGCATATCACGCCGGGGATATCGAGGTACTATCGTGGGTAGTTTCCCTAGAATGGCAAATGGGTTTGCGCGAGTTGATCCTCGAAACCCAATAGCATTTGCTATTTGTGATCGGTGTGGGCAGCGTTACAACAGAACTGACTTGGTATTTCAATTTGAGTGGCAGGGTGCGCAGCTTCAGAATCTACGTAGGCTGGTTTGTACGCGCAAATGCCTGGATGAACCGAACGAGCAGCTTCGCTCGTACTCACCTCCGGCCGATCCGGTTCCTGTCCTGAATCCGCGGCCCGACTTGTCCGTGATGACCGGCAGCCATCCAATCTACGAGACCGATGTGAACGGCGAGATCATTCTCGATCATCTGGGCAATCCAATCTCTCTCGTGAGACCGTAGAATGGCAACAGGGTTCAACTATCAGACCTACCGGACAGCGCTGGTGACGCAAATACCATCGCTGGTCACTGATCCGAACTTCCAGACCATTCTGCCAGCCTGCATTGATTATGCCGAGTTGTCAATTCTTCGCGATCTGGACTTTCTTGTGCTGCATGGTCCGTTCTCGTTGGGGAATACTATAATCAGCAGTGCGACGCTGCCATTGCCGACGAACTGCATTGTTCTCGAGACGCTGGGCTACGTGCAACAAGGAACGGTTTCGCCTCTGCCTGCGCCTATTACGCCAGTGAGTCGTGAGTTCATCACAGCCGCTTTCTATGGGGCCATTCCGGGAAAGCCACGGTACTTTGCTGTCATCGGCGCGGCGTCAGGCAGTGCAGCTCTGACGGGGTGGACGCCTGCGCTCCAGGTGCTCCTGGGACCGACGCCGGATAACACCTATGCGATCAGCGGCTATGGGACGGTACGGCCTGATCCTTTATCCTCGTCCAATGTCCAGACGTTCATATCGTTCTATCTACCTGATCTGTTCTGGGCGGCATCGATGATTTTTCTTGCTGGCTACAATCGGAACTTTGGGGCTCAGAGTGACGATCCCAGACAGGCGATCAGCTGGGAGTCCGAGTATCAGCGGTTGCTAAAGGGCGCTTCGGTCGAAGAGGCCCGCCGGAAGTACCAAGCGCAGGCGTGGACTGCACAGCAGCCGTCTGCTGTCGCAACTCCACCGAGGGCCTAGCCGATGGTGGACACATTCACACCTTCTGGGCGGCTCCAGCTACAGACCTTTGGGGGCAATAACCAGACATGGGGCGGCATTGCTGACACGCAGTACCAGTTGATTGAATCCATGATAACTGGTGTTGTCACAATCGATCTGACTGGCCTTACCTCTTACTCATTGACCGCAAATAACGGTATTCCGGATCAAGCTCGTCAGTTGGTCTATGTATTCACTGGCGTATTAGCTGACTCGTGCACCGTGACGATTCCTGGTGTTGTCAAGATTGGCTACGCTCAGAATGATACTTCTGGTGGTTTTAGTGTAATCTTGCAGGTCAGCGGAATTGGCCAGAATATTGTTATCTCGGCTTCGGACCCAGGTGGCACATGGGTACCGTTTTATTGCGATGGAACCAACGTTCTTGTGCCCCCGCTCGTCAGCAAACCGATTCCAGGATTCCTGTTTGGTCTAGGTCTATCCAACAACAGTTCTTTCCCAGGAACGTCTATAAACATCGCTGGCGGTACCGCTACCGACTCGAATGCCATTTATACTATTAGGCTTCCGTCGAGTGGTATTACCAAAACCCTCACCGGACAATGGACGGCCGGGAGCGGCCCAGGGATGGGGAATGGCGTTACATTACAGCCGTCTACATGGTACGGTGTTTTTCTAATGCTGACCGCTCAGGGCTTCCCTGACGTATACATTGACACATCGACCGTTGCTAATAACTCTCCTCCTGGCACGATAGCGACGCGCCGCATCGGAATGATAAAGGCAGATACAACTTCTAACATAATACAGTTCTATCAAAATGGAGATTCATTTGATTGGGTCGCGCCAGTTGATGATTTCGACTTCGAAGGTGGTACAACTGCAACGTGGCAGGATCTGCTGATTACGCTTCCCAGGACCCCTCCTATACAATGCATCGGGAAATACAGGGCGTTCTTTCAGTATTCCCTCACAAGCCCCGGCGTGGGAACATTCTATCTTTACCGGGCTGGAGAGCAGATTATCAATAATGTCCCTAGTGCGATTGCACAAACTGCAGGTGTCCCTACTGCAATGGGATTGGCTCAAATTACAATTGACAATACCAATCAACAAATTAGAGCACATGCTCAGTTTCCCACAGCAAACAGACTTGGAATATCCACTATCGGATGGATCGATACACGAGGTAGGCTGGGCTAATGCCTTTCAGAAAACTGACTCTCCGGCCGGGTGTCAATGTTCAGCGCACACAGACATTGAATCAAGGCGGGTGGTCGTTCTCTAATCTGATTAGGTTCAAGGAAGGGCTGCCAGAAACTGTTGGAGGATGGACTGCTTTTCTTCAGTCTGCGTTACAAGGTGCAATTCGTGCACTGCACGCATGGGCAACCCTAGCTTCGACGGCATCACTTGGTATTGGCACTAATCTGCGGCTATACGTGGTGCAAGGCGACCAGAGTTATGATATTACTCCTATAGTGGCGCAGACAACACCGTCCAGTCCAATTACTACCATCTCTGGTCAAAGCATTGTCACGATCACAGACCCTAGCATCGCTGGTTTAGGTCTAACTGTTGGTAGTTTCGTTGAATGGGTGGGTGGGTCTCCGATAAATGCAGTTTCGCTTTCTGGTGAATACACCGTCCTGTCCGTTCCTACGTCAGGTACTTACACAATTGATTCAGGAATCATCGCAAGTGGCTCTGGTGTAGGTGGTGGTACACCTACCATCTCCTATCTTCTCCCGATCGGCACTATAGATGCTGGAAGCGCGAACGGATGGGGTTCTGGAGCTTGGGGCGAAGGAACGTGGGGTACGCCACGCGCTGGCGGATCAACGGGCATCACATTGCCGCGGCTGTGGTCTCTCGACAACTGGGGCGAGAACCTGATTGCCAATCCGCGTGGCCGCGGTATTTATCAGTGGGTCGCTGCCACTGGAACATCTGTGCGTTCGGCTGTTCTGACGAATGCACCGACGATCAGCAATCAGATCGCGGTCGCCTCGCCGCTTCAGATGCTGCTGGCTTTTGGATGCAGTCCGCCGGCCGGAGGGGCGCAAGATCCGATGCTGGTTGCCTGGTCGGACGTGGGCAACAATACAAACTGGACACCGACTGCCGCGAATCAGGCCGGAAGCTTCCGGCTGACGAACGGCTCGCAAATTATGCAAGCGGTTGTGTCACAGCAGCAGGTGCTGGTTTGGACAGACACAACGCTATACGGCATGCAATACCTTGGGGCGCCGCTGGTCTGGGGGTTTACTCAGCTCGGCGCGTCCTGCGGCGCCATTTCGCCAAACGCTGTTGGTATCTTCGGCGGCTTCCCTTACTGGATGTCAAATTTCGAGTTCTGGATGTATAACGGAACGGTGCAACAAATAGACTGTTCGCTGAGAGACCAGGTTTTCAAGAATCTGAATGTTGCGCAAGCATCGAAGATTATCACCTTTGTTAATACCCAACATAGTGAGGTGTCTTGGTTCTATCCTTCGGCTCAATCGACTGAGAATGATAGTTATGTGACTATAAATCTGGATCAGCAGCCGCCCATCTGGTACGGTGGATCTCTCTCGCGCACGGCTGCGATCGATAACAATGTCTTTGGTGGCCCACTGGCGGCAGATGCCACTGGAAATATCTGGAGCCACGAGGTTGGCTATGCAGCGGCCGGGGCTGCAATGCCATGGAAGATTCTTAGTGGTTTCGTGGACTTAGCAGAGGGCGAGGAATACATATTCGTGGATATGCTGATCCCGGATCAAATAATGACGAATGGTCCGGTTGCCTACACTGTATTTACAACCAACTTCCCCGGCGATACGCCACAGCAATATGGTCCGTTCATCGTCAATTCCAGCACAGAGATTGTGCCGTTGCGGGCGCGGGCACGGCAGATCGCCTTTCAGGTGGACAACAGTCTCGCTGTCGTTGGCTCGTTTTGGCGGCATGGCGCTGTGCGTGCCAGGGCGACCGCTGACGGGAGACAGTAGCCATGGGTGCTGTGCCGCTTCCGCCGTTGCCGCGCTATCAGGGAACTGACCCCATGATGCAGCTCTGGTCGCAGCAGATGATCTACACACTGGAAACCTGGGCACGCTCACTTCGAGCGCCGGTCGGCGAGAGCTGGACTGTCAACGGGACCACTACAGCTCGGGATGTCGATCCGGCGGTCATAACCACCGTTGCCGGCGTTGTGAATGCTCTGGGCACGTTGGTCCAGGATCTGGCTCTCGGGGCTCCGGTGAAGGTGACGTGAGGTCCACAAAAATGGCGTCAAAACAGCCACGACCATTCGCCCATGGAACACCAACGAATCATTGTGCTAGTGCCATGGCACTACAGTGGAGCAAACGATGCCGCTTGTTCAGTCGGCCAGTAGGCAAGCAATAGGCGATAATATTCGTCGAGAAGAAGCTGCAAAAAAACCTTTCCGCCAAGCTCTGGCCATAGCGCTCAGCACGCAGGACCGGAATCGGCGGCGTGCCGCTGGTGGGCCTGCACCGCAAGCTCCGACCTATCAGACAGCTGGAACGAACATAACCCCGGCTGGGCTTGTTTTAGTTCCGCAGGCCGGCAGTTACAATCTCGACCTGAACTCAGGCGCCATGACGCCCTCCTCCATGGCAACGCTTTCCAATGTCGCCCAGCGCGGCATGCCGATCGCCGGCACGATTCAAGGTGGACCATATCCGTCTAATTCCGTAGCTCCACCCCCGCCACCACCAGCTCCGCCGGGGCCGTCACCACAAGCATTGCAGGCAATGATGGACGCTCAGGCATCGCAAGACTGGTTCTCGCAGTTCGGGCAGGGCGGGACCATGGCAGGCTCACAGCGCTATGGCGGAGCAATTCGCAGAGCTGTCGGTGGCATGACGCCGGCAATGCCCTGGTGGACGAAGAGCGAGGCTCGTGGCGAGGAGCACGTTCCGGCCGGCCTTATCCACGGCATCACCGGCGGTCGAGCTGATAAGGTGGCGATGAATCTGGCGCCGAATAGTCACGTCATCCCGTCAGATGTCGTGTCTGGCTGGGGGCAGGGCAACACTGCATCTGGAGCAGCGAACCTCGAGCATGCGTTTCATACTGGTCCCTTTGGCGTTTCGATGCCGAAGCCGCCATCTCGAGGGCCGTCCTTTCGCGCGCCTCCAGCGCCACGGCTTGCTCGTGGTGGGGTGCCATCCGAGCGTGGTGGCATTCATACGATGGTATCGGACGGCGAGCTGATTGTTCCGCCTGCGGATGTGCATCGGATCGGCGATGGCGATCATGACCGGGGGCATGACTGGCTTGACCGGTTCATTGTCCATTCACGCAAGCATATCGTTGCACAGACGAAGAAACTAAAGGGACCAGTGCGTGATTAAGCCTTCCAGTGTCAGAATAGCTCGGGCAGATGATTCCGAAGGGATGTTCTCGCTGATCGTTGCATCTGGCCGCGAATGGGCACTCGGAAGCCAAAACCATGACAAGGTGCGTGCAGTCATAGCCTTGGGAGTTGACACGACATCGCTGCATGATCCGGACGGTGGACCACTCATGCGGCCAATCTTCGGTGTCATAGACGGCCCGATGGGAATCGAAGGGATGTGCGGTCTTTACCCAATGCAGCAGTGGGATTCAGATGACCTCTATCTGCGTGGTTTTTTCTTCTTTGTCCGTGTGGAGTGTCGTAGGAGTACCCATGCGAAGAGCCTTCTGCAGTTCGGCAATTGGTTCTCTGATCGCTCAGAAATGCCGCTCGTATGGGAGATGCTAAATCCCCAGCACACTGTCGAGAAGGCTAAGCTGTTCGCGCGCCATGCTAATCTTGCTGGGTATCTGTTTATGCATCAGCCAATGAAGCAGGCAGTCGCTGCATGACTGAATTCCCCAAAGGGGTGCGACTGGCACAAGCAGGTGACGAAAAGCGCCTCTTCGATTTGTGCTTCATCGCGCATGAAGAAAATGGCTGGGGAAGCATGGACCCAGAGACGGTCAATGCGACCATCCGCAAGGCTACGCAGCGTGAGGGCTGCGTTATTGCTATCATCGATGGGCCTGAGAGGGTTGAGGCAGCCATTGGACTGCAGCCAACTGTCCCCTGGTTCTGCAAGAGTGATATTGCTACCAATTGGTACTGGTGCGAACTCTTCTGGTACGTGCACCCCCTGCATCGACGATCTCGGCATGCAGTCAAGCTGTTCAGGTTTACGCAGTGGTGGGAGGAGCAAATCCATGCTCCCGTGCTGATTTCGTTGATGCCTCGCGAGGATCTTGAAAAGAAGGAGAAGCTGTGCGCGCGGTTTGGCACGCACATTGGTTCGACCTTCCTGATCGGGAACGGCAAGAAGACGTACGCTGAGGTAGCCAGCAATGTCTAGCGGCGGTGGCGGCACAAATACAATTCAGCAATCAGGACCGCCGCCAGCGGTTCTTTTGAACTATCAGGATGTCTACAACCAAGCCAAGCAGGTAGCTTCAAATCCGTATCCGAACTATAACAGCCAGTTGGTTGCGGGATTTCAGCCGCAGCAGATAGCCGGCTTCAATAATATCAACACGGCGATCAACGCTGCTACGCCGTTTCTAAATCAGGCATCGAATTACACAGCCAATGCGGCTGGCCTAATGGACCCGGCAAACTTCGCCGGTAATCAGCAGCCGTTCCAGGACCAGCAGCTTGCAAGTTGGCTCAACACTGGGCTGGGCGACGTTAATACGGCAATGGGGACTTCGGGTAGGGCCTCGGGGACTTCATTGACGGCAGCGGGGATGTCAGCCGCGGCAGCGGGCGCCCTGAATGCACGGAATTTCGGCTCGACGGTCGGCAACTACTACAACCCGTATGCAAATGCCGTCATTGCGCCGACTCAGGCTTTGTTCAATCAGCAGAACGCCACACAGCTCAATCAGGTCAGAGGGAACGCAGCATCTCAAGGCGCGTTTGGCGGTGATCGAGAGGCTGTAGCAGAAGCACAGACAGCGCAGCAGCAGCAGCTCGCCGAGGCCCCGACGCTGGCTGGTCTGCAAAGTGCCGGGTACGCGCAAGCTGTACAGAATGCACTCGCTGCAGCAGGACAGCAGCAACAGGCAGCATCACAGCTGCAACAGACAGCGGCACAGCAGCAACAGACAGCAGGGCTCCAGAGCCAGGTTGGCGCTCAGACAGCTGGCATGGGCGCCACCCAGCTATCAGGCTTCAATGCCGCGACTGGCGCGCTCCAGGGTGATGCATGGCTCAATTCGCAAGCCGGCTTCGGCATGGGCAACCTTGGCAATGAAGCGCAGAGCCTCGGGCTACAAGGGGCACAGGCTCAAATCGGAGCCGGGGCGCTTCAGCAGCAACTTGCGCAGGAAGAGCTGACCGTCCCGTACCAGCAGTTTCAGGCCGCAGAGGCGTATCCTTACCAGACCACCGGATATCTTGAAGGCTTGGCTACCGGAACGGGCAGCCTGTCTGGGCAGCAAGGAACCACAACAGGGCCTAGCCCCTCGTCACTGTCACAGATCGCAGGATTAGGACTTACCGGCGTTGGCGTGCTCGGGGCAACTGGGGCCTTTGGTGCAGGAGGATGGCTGACCGGGGCTGGAGCAGCCGGCGCGGCTGGTATGACAGCTGCTGAGGCAGCATCTGCGGCTGCTGCGGCAGACGCGACATGGGGCGGTGCTCTTGCTGCTGGTGCTCTTGCTGCTGCTCGGGGCGGGCGCGTTGGTCCGCAAGACGTAGTTCGTGCCTTACGCGGGCTTCACGTACCGCATCGGGATGATGGGGGTGGCGTCACACCCAATCCGGCGATGACGGCGATGTTCGGCGGCAATCCACTCAACACTAACCTCTATTCGATGTATCAGAGACTGCCGACCGAGAAGCTGCAGGAGCTTGCTGCACGCTCGCCAGGCAATTCTATGCTGTCTCGTGCTTTGCAGATGCGACGAATGGCGCCGCAAGCTGATCCGGCTATGCAGCCTCAGTCGCAGCCTGGATTGAGTACTGCACAACTGCAGGCAAGTGGGCCGCAGTCTCAGTCAGCGCCGGCTGGATTTGCGGAAGGTGGCGACGTTGGAGACCCGACTGGAGGCTTCCAGATTCAGAACGATTCATGGACGCCTCCCCCGATTGTTGGCGGCGATGTGCGTCAAGAACAATTGCCTCCGCTGCCGACTGCTGGAGCAGCGCCGATTGCTGGCCTGTCGCCACAGATGCCGCGGTCGCCGACTGGGATGCAGGACACTGGTGAACCGATAACTGGCGCGCCTCACTCAATCAGGACGCCTGACACCAACATTGAGTCGCATCGGGAGCAGGTCGGCGGTCTTGGTCCATCTCATTCGGATTTCATGTCTGGCCCATGGGGCACGTTGCTTGCTGCTGGACTCGGCATCATGGGCGGCAGATCGCCATACCCAGGAGTCAATATCGGCGCAGGTGGGCTCGAGGGACTTCAGGTCGCGGAGCAGGCGAAAATGCGTCAGGCTCAGATGGACTCGAACAACCTGTATCGTTCGGCGTTGATTGGCAACCGCCAGCAAGGTCTAGATATTCAACAGGAGCGCGCCAGCACCTATGGCACCGCGGTTAACAACCGTCAGGACTACCAGAACCAGACGCTTGCTTTGCGAGGTGCAATTGCTGACCGAGCAGCTCAGCTTCGGTCCCAAGGGCTCGACCAGAACCAAGCCAATGCGCAGGCAAGGCTGGACATCGCACGAACCAATTCTGGTATCAGCCAGCAGCGCGCCGATCAGCAAGGCACATATCAGGGAATCCGAGCCGGCCAGACTGACCAAGGGCTTGCATTGAGGGCACAGGCTATCGCGCAGAGCCAGCAAGCATCCGACGCGCGGCTGGCTCTAACCAAAAGTGGCCAAGATTCAACAGGTGCCAATCGTGACATTGCCTCCGCGGCACAGTTGGCAGCATCTGGAGCGTACAAGGACTTCCCGACAGCGTTACAGGCAGTACAGAAAGGACGTTCGACGCAGCCCAAGCCAGTCCAAGCGGTTACTCCATCAGCTAATCAGCCGCAGTCGCAGGAAACGTGGCCGAATTTGCCTCGTGGTGCTCCGACTCCAGAAGCGATCCAATTCCTCAAGGCGCATCCTGATCTAGCGCCACAATTCAAGCAGTACTACGGCGCTGACCCTGCCCAATTCTTGGGACAGTAAATGGCCGAAGATGCCAACCCATTTGCTCAGTTCGACTCAGGGGATGCTAGACCGTCACCTGCAGTGCTCGCTGCTGCAGTTGACCATGCTGGGCAGCAGCACGACGTAGACCCGGACCTCATCCATTTGTTCATTAATCAGGAAAGTGGTGGTGATCCACGAGCGGTCTCAACTCAGGGTGCGGCTGGGCTAATGCAGCTCATGCCGGAAACAGCTGCCACACTTGGTGTGCGCGATCTTTTCAACTGGCGCCAGAGTTTGGACGCTGGGACTCGTTATCTGAAGCAAGGGCTGAACACTTACAACGGGCGCGTCGATCTGGCCGCTGCCTATTACCATGGTGGTCCTGATGTGGATCAGTGGGGACCGAAGACCGCAGATTACTCTGACCGCGTTATGCAGGCATACCAGGCGAGGAAGGCTGCTCAACAGCAACAGAGACCAACTCAGGAGACGAATCCATTTGCTCAGTTCGATAAGTCTCCGCCGCAGCAGGTCAATCCGTTTGCTCAGTTCGACAAGCCAGCGCCGGCTACTGGCACGACGAGCGATGCCGGTAGACCGCTCACAAGTCGACAGACCGTGTCACAGATGCCGATGGCCAAGACTGAGGCAGAGGCTCCGGTGCCTCCTGGGCAGCAGGCACAAACGCCGCTTGTTGGCGGACCTACACCCGAAGGGAAGGCGATCATTGAGGCGGCCAAAGAGGGCTGGCAGAACACGCCTGACCTTCTTACCCCGATGGCCCAGCAGTGGGCTGATGCGCACGGCCTGGGCGGCGATGCCCGAGCGCTGGGGTGGGTGTTAAAGGGCTTCAACGCAGCGTGGTCTGGCGCCACAGAGACGGCCAATCAGATCGGCACAGCATTCGGACAGCCGCTTCTGGGTCGCGATGCCGCTGCTATGATCGAAACCGCCGGCATGACTGGTGCACCTCACGTGCCGCTCAGAGAGGCATTGCGTGGGATGCCGGAGTCTGCTGCTCCAGCGGAAGTTTCACGTGAAGCATTGGCCGACATCGCGACCGGTAAGCCAGAGGCTACGCCGAACGCAGGGCTACCGACATTGCAGCGGATGGCGGCGGAGGCGACTGAACGTCAGAAGGCTGCAGAAAACGCGGCAGTGGAGGATACGCCGAAGCCACCAGTAACGCCCGAGGCGCGAGCTACGGAGGAGTTGCAGGCGGTCGCGGAGCCCGCTCAGGCTGCTGCTCCAGAACCAGTAAAGCCGGCTCCAGTGTCACCTCCACCAGAGGTGCTCGCCACGCCACCGCAGGAGTCGACCGCAGAAGCAGCGCGGGCAGCAGGAGTTACGGAGCCAGAGATTGCCGCCAATCCATTTGCGCGGTTCGACGAGCCAGCCGTTTCGGAAAATACCTCCCTTTTCCCGGAAGCTGAGCCGTTAACCCCTGCACCTAAGCTAGGCAACGTCACGCCATATGAGCCGATTCCGCGGGAGCCAACGCGGCTGATAAATTTCCTGCGCCAGCCGACCGTGCTCAACCAGGGAACCGTTCACGAAACCACGCTACCAGGCGGCTTACAGGATGCTGGCGGCGATCTGAAAGCCATCCTCGGTGGCACCAAGGGTCGGCCGGGGCTGATAAGCAAAAATGGCCGAACACTGGATGATGCAGCATTGATGGCCTGGGAATCCGGCTATCTACCAGGCGCGGAGCGGCCAGACACGAACATGCTGCTGGACGCGATCCGCGACGATCACAACGGCGTGCCACGGTACTCTGAGCATGATCTGGATCGGGTGGAAGCCTATCACGCCGCTACCGAGAGAAATGCCGAGATTGACCGGCTATCGACTGAACACGAAAATCCTACGGCTGGGCGCACGCGTGATCAGTTTTTCGATGACCTTGCCGATCGTATGTCTACGGATGACTTTGCACGCGAGATTGCTGCGCAAGATGATGCTGGTGCTGCGGCATACGCCGAGTTCGAGAAGCAGGCGAAGTCAGTTGCGTCGGAAGCACGGAATGCGCGAGACTTCTATGGCCAGTCGCAGGCGCGATCCTTGGAGGATCTGGAACGTGAATATGCATCGGAGACTGCGGCTCCAGCGCTGGGCCAACATGAAGCGAGCGGCGAGCAACCCGGACTTGCCGGAGAGCCTTCGGCAGCTGGCCAGGAAAGCAATGCACCACGCGGAGGTGTCACTAGGGATGCTGGACGCACAGCGGCGGCGGACCATGCGGAAACTGACATCCTCGGGAAAGAAGTAGTCCAACCGCGCGCCAAGGCTACGCCGGAACCTACGATCCGCAACGACACGCGTCAGGATGTGATGCCCGGCATGGAGCCATCAGCTCGCCAGGCACAGGAGGCGCGCGATGCCCAGGGCCGGGGGGCGCTGCAATCTGACGTGCCGCAGAAAAAGGCGGACGAAGGGCTGTTCGCACCAGATACCACCGGACAGGGTACGCTCTACAGCTTCCCAGGCGCGTTGTTCGATCCGGCCGCCTGGCGGCGGGCGTTCGGAAACCTGGGGCACCAGGTGCAGACCAATCCGCAATTTGAACTATTGCGTGACAAGCGGGGCATAGCCTTCGCTGCAGGCGAGATTAGAGCAGGATTGGCACCCACGTCCTACCGTGGCGCCAAGCCGATGGAGTACGCATTGCGGCAGCACAATGCTGCTTCGGCACATGCTTACGACCAATCATTCCATGCACTCGAACAAGTTCGTGCCGCAGTAGACAAGTTGCCCAAGGATGCGCAGATCGAATTCACCGATCGTATGGAGCGCGGAGTTGCACAGCCGACGCCAGAGTTACAGACGATTGCGGATGCGCTGCGCAGCCAGCTTGATGGCTGGGCAACGAAGATTCAGGGCCTTGGCAAAGGCTATCTTGCGAACGCCGTTGAAAACTACATAGGCCACATCTGGGGCAACTATGCTGACTGGGCTGCGCAGCGACAGACAACGCTTCCACAAACCGCAATGGAGGCACAGGCAAGATCGGCCGGCATGCGGCGGCAGCCTTTGCGTGGGTCAGGTAGCTTCCTGAAGCAGCGATCGTTTCCGACTCAACTTGAAGGCATTGCCGCCGGCCTTGAGCCAGTGACGTTCAATCCGGTCGATCTGCAACTCATCAAGTTGCATGAGATGCAGAAATTCTACCACGGAACTGTGTTGGCCGATCGGATGAAGGCTGAGCGTCTGGCAACCTGGGTGCCTGCTACGGCTCAAGCGGAGCGCGATGCAGCGATCGATGGCTACAAAAAGCTAGACGACACGATCTTCAAGCCTCGTATGATGGGACAAGCGAACAATGCTGGGTTTGGCCGCCTCGAGCCCGGCAACTACTGGGCGCCAGAGCCTATTGCGCGTGTCTTCAACAACTATATGAGCCAGGGATGGCATGGTCAGTCCGTCATCTACGACGGTGTGCGCCGCGGCAATAATGCGCTGAATACGATGCAGCTCGGGTTTTCTGGCTTCCATGCGGCATTCGTCACGGCCGACACCGCCATCAGCAAGGTAGCACTTGGGCTCCAGCAGGCAGCTGCTGGGCATCCGATCCGCGGGTTGGGCAATATGTTCTCAGGCGCGACGATCGGCCATGCGATGGTCAGCACGGTTCGGAAGGGATCTGAACTGCGGCGGGCGTGGTTAGATCCAGCGAATGCTACGCCAGAAATGCAGCAGGTGGTGAAGGCTCTGGAAGCCGGTGGTGGCCGGATCGGAATGCCTGAATTTTATCAGACTAGTGCATCGGGTTCGTTCTTCCGGAACCTTTCGGACCTAAAGAATCCACAGTCTGTCTTCTATCAGGCTGCGCAGATGTTCCGTGATTCGCCAGGTGTGCTGAACAAGGCGATCATGGTGCCGCTGCGGCTGGCTGGCCGAGCAATTGACACGCTAAATCAACCGCTCATGGGCACACTTGTGCCGCGAGCGAAACTTGGCGTCTTCGCCGACATGGCGCAGAACTGGCTGCGTGACAATCCCTCAGCGACAAGAGAACGGGTGGCTGAGGCCATGACCAAGTTTCAGGACAGCGTTGATAATCGACTGGGACAATTGAACTACGACAATCTGTTTTGGAATAAGACAGCGAAAGACATTGCATTCATCACTACCAGATCTGTTGGCTGGAATCTTGGCACAGTGCGCGAGATAGGTGGTTCATTTGTCGATAGCACATCAGCTCTTAAGGCAATTGCAAATGGCAAAGCTCCACAGTTTTCTACGCGGATGGCCTATACAATTGCATTGCCAATTGTCACTGCTGAAATTGGCGCAATTATGACGTATCTATCAACCGGCCAAGCTCCACAATCCATGTTGGATTACTTCTACCCTCCGACTGGAGGCCAAGATGATAAAGGCAATGTCGAGCGTCGGATGATTCCTGGCTATATGAAAGATGTAATTGCTGCTTGGAAGGACCTGGTACAGACCGCTCTCAACAAGACATCGCCACTGCTGGAAACTCTGGCAGAGCTGCGCCAGAATAAGGATTACTATGGAGGGATTATCTATGATCCACAGCATGATAGGCCGCTCCAGGCATATGGCGATTATCTGCTGAACCAGACTGCACCATTTTCACTCCGGTCTTTCAATAAGTTGCATGGCGAGGACGCTCCGATGATCGACCAGGCGCTAAGTTTTTGGGGCTTCCAGGCAGCTCCAAAATCGATCACGAATCCAGAGCGCGGAGAAATGTTCCAGAAGAGAGAGAACCTTAAGGGATATCGCAAGCGGATGAGAGAGCCTGGCAGATTGAACGTGTTCAATGCGCCGGAATCGTGAGCTTGAGGCGGCACTGATTGCCGCCGTTGCGCTTTTCCATATTTGGCGAGCATTGGCTGGCTTCTTCTGAACTGGTTGCCACCCCAAGTAGCAACGATGTATAAGGCTACCGCCGACTGGCGCGCCGCCAGCGTGGTCTGTAGCGGTCTCTCTCCCTGACGCGCGCCGCTGACTGGAATCGGCGAAAGGACGCTTTCATGACAGCAGTCCCGGGCTCAGGTGATGACGTAAGCGTGTGGCAGCCGCTTGGCGCGTTCGCACTTTCCCTGTTTGGAATCGGGTTTGGTATTTTTCGTTGGTTCCTGGGGAAAATCAAGGAAATACGTTTGGAAAATGAACAAGCCATTCTAGCGCTGCGGACTGAGGTGATTGCTCGGCTTGACAGACAATATTCTGAGAGTCGCGAAGATCGCGAACAAATAGGTAAATTTCGTGAGCTTATCCTGCAAACAATGGCGACGCGCACAGAAGTAGAGAGAGCATTGGACCGGCAGACTCAGCAGATTGTCGAACGATTGGATGCTAGGTTCTCGCCATTTGAACCGCCGCGGAAGTCTCGCAGTGACGGCTAGTAGTTTCCAGGCATCGCTAGATTTTATCTGGGCGCCTGACCGCGACGGAAGCCAGGATGACTCGGCGCCCGGCGAACCCTTCCAGACAGCATGGGGTATCACACAGACGACATGGGACTCGTCTGTTACGGATGGGATTGTCATCGGCGATCTGACGAGCGCAACTGAAGATCAGTGTGCTGCTATCTACCGAGTGCGCTACTGGAACGCCATGCATGCATCGTCGCTGCCGACTGGCGTTGACCTGATGTGCTTCAACGACGCGACGCTCACCGGCCCGGGTCATACCGCCAGGCTGCTTCAACGAACGGTCGGCGCGGTGCAGGATGGCGCGATTGGACCTGACACACTACGCCGCGTCGGCAGCTTCGGCGTCAAGGCGCTGATCGACACGCTTGCCGCAGCTGACGCTCTTTACCTCATGACACTCGCCAACGCTCCGAAGTTTCTGAATGGCTGGACGCGGCGTGAGAACGCATGTCGTGCTGCAGCCTACAAGATCGCGAGAATACAGGCGTCATGAACCCATCTCCAGTCGTAACAGGTGGCTTGGTCGTCAGCGGTGCGATGCTTGCTGGCTTGGTCACTTACGTCTTCTCGCTGACCCATTTGCCGGCTCTATCGGTTGAGCAGGCTGGCACGATTGCCGCGCTCCTGATGGGTGCAGGGCACGGTATCGGCAAAGCCTTCATGTGGTTTATCAATCGGCGTTGGCCGCCGCAGAAAGGGTCAGCGTGACGCCCCAGGCGCGGGGGAGCCGCGCACATCACAATCGGAGACTTACATGGACTTCAACATGAATCGCCGCCGTGCGCTCGGCGCTGCTGGCTTCTTGGCGGCCGGTGCTGCACTGACTCTCGCTGGCTGCAAGAATCAGACAACAGATCAGCTGACAGCCGACGTGAATCTGCTGTCCAGCGGTCTGAGTGGCATTGTCACTCAGCTGAGTGATCCCGCTTTGAAGGTGCCACCCAATGTGATCGCTCAGGTGCAGAAGGCCCTCACTGACCTGCAGATGAACGCAGCACAGATCGGCACGTCATTGACGCCAAATGCCAATGCGATTCAGACCATTTCAACTGCTGTATCCACGATTGCGTCGCTGGCTATGCCGTTCTTTGCGGCTGCTCCGCAATTCGCTCCTGTCGTTGCAATCGTTCAGGCGGCTTTGGCACTCTTGCCGGCGATCGTAGCGTTTGTTGGTGCTCCTACTCCAGCGCCAGCTGCCAAAGCAGCACGAAGCATGACACCAGATCAGGCTCGCCTCGTTCTGCAAGATGCTCCTGCGACGATGACACGTCGCAGCTTCTAGCGATGAAAGGAGAACGGCAGGATGGACAATAATCGGCAGCTTGGGAGACTTCCTGCCGTTCTCGATGAGCGTGTGCCGGCAATGGCTGTACATATGCCATTTGCATCGTTGCCGCCGCCGCCGCGCAACATCAACTGGTATGCAGATGTTGGCGACTGGCCGATGCTCATGAACAATATTCGTGGTAACTGCGTCATTGCCGCAGCTGGCCACTATGTGCAGCAGGTCACGACCTATCAAGATGCTCCTCGGATCATGACCGACGCCGAGGCTGATACGGCCTATCAGGCAGTGAACAACTGGACGCCGACCGCTGCCGATACGGTTGGTCCTGGAACTTACGTGCTGGGACCGAATGGACTGCTGCAGTACTGGCGCACCAAGGGGCTCATGATCGGTGGTGCGCTGCATCGCTGCGGCCCTGCAGCGCGAGTGGACATTCGCGACGAAGAGCAGATCGCCCAGGCCATTGATGTGTTCGGCGGTCTCTTAGTCGGCGTCACTCTCCGAGAGGACGCCTACAACGCTGACTTCCTCATGGACAGCCCGGGTGGCCGTGTCATCAGCGGGCATGAGGTCTGGGTCAACGGGCTTGAGACGCTGGCCAGCGGCTACCGCGTCTATGACATCGTGAGCTGGGGCATGCGCATGCGGATAACCGGACCGGTGCTGCAAGCGCTGATCGAAGAAGCCCAGATCATCATTGATACCGACGATATGGCTGCGCGCGGGCATGATCCTGCCGACGTGCCTATTGCAACACTCGAGGCGACGATGGCGACGAATTTCCCGAGTGCGTAAGCTGGCTGGTTGGCCGCAGCCCGACCACCTTCATCACGTAGCTGTGATTCTCTGTACTGTGTGACCTAAATCACTTCCCAGACGAATCCACTTCGCCCTAGATTAATACGGAAGTAAGGGAGGAGTGGCAATGATCAACGTTGTCAATGGCCGCATTATCAGTGGCCCCTATAGCGTCAATGGCGATTACGTCTTCACTGCCTCGAGCCAGGTCGAGAATGCTAGCATAAGCGCTGGCTACACCATGGTGACAGGGTACCATGGCCCAGGCATTCAGTCTCCGTTTGCTGATGTAACTGTTCACGGCACGATCGGGGCGAATGACACTTTCACCGTCGGAATGGCGTCTCTCACTGCCGTGCAGTACCCATCCAAGCTCGAGCTGGCCAGCAATCCCACATCAGCGACTGACACGATCAACGTCAACTACGGTATGCTCCAGCTTGATACGCCGATCAGCTTCCTCGATCCGCCGCCAGAGAAAATCAACGTCAATTGGGCTCAGGAGAGCGGCAGCGCCGCGCCGGCACCGAAGGTGACCGGAGCTCTCTTCAGCTTCCTGACGCCATGGGCGCCTTTCGCACCGACATGGACGGCGCACGACATGAACTTCAGCTACTACCACCACAACTGGTCGATCCACATCAACGAGCCGATGATAGCGGTTAAGCCAGAGATGATCGTCTCGGCGGCGGCCGGCGGCAATTTCCTGGTGACGATCGCCTTCCCAGGTGCGCCAGTCCCAGCCGGCGGAACCGTGATGCATCCGACCTTCGCATAAGGCAGCGACGAGCCGATAAATTCTGCCGATAAATCCCCCTCCCCAATTTATAGTTTATCGGGAGGATTTATCGGCTCGCGGGAGCGCTGTATGGGGGTGGCAATCATCTGCTGATAATTCTCGGAGATTTGTTCGAGTGTGATCTGCTCAGGATCGAACCCGAGCAGACGATTCCGTGTCTCCGGATCCGCCTTGGCTAGCACCAGCAGCGCGTCTGCAATCTTCTGGAAATCTGGATGCGTCATGACGTGGTTCGCTATGTCTGATGCCGACCAAGACTCGCCAGAGCGTTGCCGTCTGATAGTCTCCATCTGACTAAGTGCTCCGCATGCGGCCATGAAGGCTCGTCCTTTTGCCGTTTGTGGCTGGAACATCCACGTCGGCTGTCTGTGATCGCCGTCGTAGGAGTCGAGCACACCGAACAGCGCATAGAGACGGCAGTCATATTGTCGGCAGGCATTGGGGCGATACTCGTAGACCGTGCAACCGCCTGGACCGAGGTGGACACAAGCGCCATCCGCACGCTTGCGCAGGAACCATCCTTGTGAATCCTCTCGCCACTCAAGATCGAGATGCGCAAGCCGTTCAGGTGGCTCCATGGTTGGGTGCACATCGACGCCACTATGATAACAGCACTCGGTGCATCCGGCGCATGGCACGGTGGCGGTAGGGACTGGGTTGCCGCGCAATACCGTTTCGGCAGAAGCCAGGAGCTGCTCGCGCCAGACCATCGGATCGCCTGCTGCTCTAGCAGTCTCAATATTCCCTGTGGCGATGTTCCTAAACGGCACCAAAGCACCGATAGGCTTTGGATATGTGCCGGCTAGCTTCCGGCGGCGGGCTTCGCCCATAGTCGGCTGTATCCTTTTGTGTTGGGTCAGAGGCCCAGCGCCTTAACAATCTCGTCGCGTTGAAACTCGATTGTGGTGCTGTCCAGCAGCGGATGAGACGTGTTCCTCATGTATGTGGTCCGGTTCTGGGCCACCATATACATGGCAAGATATACCAATCGCACAGTCCTCGGCAGATCCTGCCAGGAAATCTCGTAGGAGTTGGAAGCCACCTCGGAAGGGAAAAGCGAATCGTCCAAAGCGGAAACGCCCGCCTCAATCATCTCTGGCGTGACCTCTATTTCGTCGTTAGCTGCGTTCATCTTTAGTCTCCCAGGCATGGGTTGGAATTCGGATCCAGGAGAATCTTGTCCCGAGATTCTCAATGATTCCAGTCTAACGATTTCCCTGCTGAATATGTGCCGCCACTTTTTCTCGTGTTGTTTCAGCAAGTTAGCAGGGCAGCTTTCTATTTTCCCTGAGCTTGTCTCGAGTTTGCAGACGCACGATCGCTGCGCTTGCCAGGCGCTCCTGGTCAGCGCCACGGGTGTAGAGCGCCACCATGGCAAGCGTCCGGTGCCCAGTAACTGCGGCGATCTCGTGCGGTGTGCAGCCGGCGTCAGCCAAGCTTGTGGCTGCCAGCTTCCGTAGTCCATGGACGTTGAGACCGGCCGGCATCTCGAGACGAGCGAGCGCAACGGGCAGCTCGTGGCTCAGGTGCACGGGCCGCCATGGTCGGCCAAGCGTGTTGGTCAGGATGCTGACTGAGGTTGCCTCTTCCCGCCACCGGGCCAGTTCAGCTCGCAGGGCCGGATGACAGGGGATGACCAGCTCCTCGCCGGTCTTCTGTTGCTTGACACGGATGCTCTCGCCGTCGAATGCCGACCAGGTCATGGCGCACAGATCCCCGCGGCGCTGCCCGGTGTAGCGCGCCAGAACAACCACACGGCGTAGGTGCTCCGGCAGCTCGGCCTGCGCTTTGTCTGCTTCCTGTGCGCTCCAGGCCCGGAGGTGACCGCCGCTGAGCGCCTTGATTCGGTTGGCTGGACTGTAGTCGATCCACTCTCGGTCAACGGCCCAGCTCAGCAACGCCGAAACCGACCGGATGAATCCCTGGGCAGCGCCCCGGCCGCGCGACTGCATAATGGCGTCGCGGGCAATCAAGAGATCACGCCGGCGCACCTCGGCGACACGAATGTGTCCAACCTTCTCGATCTCGCGAAGGTAAGTGGCATATGTTCTGCGGCTGTTCTCGGCCAGCGTGTGCCACTCGGGGCTACGTCGATATGCCTCGATCAGTGCGTCGATGGTGTCGGCCGGTCTCTCGCGACGCTTGGGTTTGTGAGGAGCATAGCGGTACTCCTTGACAGTGCCGTCAGCGAGTGTGTGTCGAACGACGCGCTGTGCTCGGCGCCCCTTTGGCCGCGATCTCATTGGCTAGCCCCTGAAATGCATGTCGCGCATCCGCCGATGCTGGGCCGCCGTCGAAAGCAGCGTCAAGTGCTAGGCGGTCCCAGCGCGGCGAGCGCTGCCCCAGCGTGTAGTCGGGCTTGGGTATGCGGCCTTGCCGCACTAGCCGCGGTATCGCGTCAACTCGAACGCTGATGTAGGCAGCCGCAGCTTCGACGTTGAGCCAGCGCGGCTCAGATCGTTCGGACATTTTAAATCCCAGCAACCCGCCCACGGGCTTTATAGGACGGACGCGGGGTGCCACTTGCCGCAAGCTCAGACAGTCGCTTTAACGCTTGTCCCCGATTTAGCATTTTTCTTTTGGGACTGATGTATTTCTGATCAATCTTCTGAACCTCGAAGGTAAATGGCACTACAGGATCACCAGCATCGAATCTAATTATGGCCTTAGCTGCTTTCGTCGGAACCGCCCAATGCTCACGTAAATTGCCACCATTTCTTGTACGCCTAGTTACGGTGATGCCGTTTGTGCGAACTGCGACATAAGAAATAGTAGTGTCCATCTCCTTGATAGCGGTGGCTATCATGCATCGTTGAGGGGACCGACAATGCCCTTCGATTACGTGCTGTCTTTTGACTACGACTCTCATTACTATGATCCTGTCTCTAGAATGGGATAACATCATCTAGATCATCAGCCGCAGCCTTAGTTCTTTTTGATGCTGGCGTAGCAACACCAGGCGCCTTGATGTAATCCTGAATGATGTTCTTGGCTGCGTATTCCTGTGTCGCCTTCTGCGTTGTGATCTTGCACAACCCAGTGCGGCCGATCATCTCATTGCTAATCAGGGTGCCCGTCTGATATTGCGGCAGCAGGCCGCACGAGGCAGCAAATCGGTGGACCTTCCATGCGGCTTTGTCAGTATTCACGAGGTAATCAAACACTAAGCGTCGGTTGCCAGTTTTGTCGAAAATCCACACCTCCAGCTCAGCCATATCGTTGCCTTGGCTGCTCTCCTTCTCAGTCGCATTGCGCACTTCGAAGTCGTAGGTCCCATCTGGCCATAGGTCGAGGGATCTGGCATTGGCTTCTTCTTCAGAAATGGGTATGAACCTCAGGACACGATCCTTTCTTGCATTTGCTTGATCATCGCTGCGACATGTTCAGTATGCATGTCCTCTATCTGTTCTGATTTGCCCTTCTTGAGACATGAGTCCAGCCATCCGTCTGGCATTTTTATACGTTCGTAAAGTTTGCTGAACTCAGTGAGTTGCTCCTCAGTAGCAGCGTCAAATACCTTTGCATCGCTTTCCATGATAGCTCGCCCATATCGATTAGCGAATTCCTCGTACGACCATGGGAAGGTTTCATTTTCAGGAAATCCCTTGAGACGTGTTTTTTTGATCCTAGCTAAGCGTTCCGGACCTGGGGTTGGTTTTGTAATATGCAGAGCAAGATTAAGAATGTACTCCAATTTTATCCAACAATCGAATGTCTTCCCGATTGCTTCTCGTTTGCCATTAACAAAGCCGTACTCGTCTCGTTCATGAGCTATGAGAACAACATTCATATCTATTTTCTCTAGCCAATTCAAAATACGGCGCAGTTTGCGAGTTGCTGGTTTGTTTGATGCTCCGTATTCGTCTCGTTCATGAGCATTGTCCAGGCGTTCTTGCTCGTAAGAAACTTCGGTCCCAAAGAGATGAGAAACGCTGTCGATTACAAGTGTCTTGTACGGGTGTGGTTCTGCTGCTAGAGCTTGTATTTGCTCTAGCACTACGGAAAAGTCATTACTACCTTGCTTTGGTCCAAGATATGCGCCGCCAGAATTGACTAGCTTGTCAATGTAATGCTTCTGATTTGCTCCTGCTTCGGTGTCAATGTAATAGCATTTTGGGAATTCCAAAGATGTCCAGGTTTTGCCTGCATTTGGACGCCCATATATTAGAATAACTGGTTTGCTGGGCTCTACAGAAGCAGGCTGAATAGCTTTCAGCCTACTTCGTGGCTTAATTAAACCATCAGGCATCGTCCTCCTCCCTCTCCTGCAACTGCAGAGACGACGGCTAGATCAGATCACGCACAGAGCCGGACAGCCCCTGAATTCTGGCCAATGCGATACGCACACTTGTCAGCTTGCCGGCCTGCTTGACCTGTTCGGGCGTCATCTTCTGCGCTGTCTCCAGCGCCTCCGTTCCGATCGCTGCCTTGTCGACCTTCAGGCCGTCCTTCCGGGCACGATCGGTCAAATCCGCGGCAACCACTGCAGCAATAGCTTGCATCAGTAGCGTGGGCTCGCGGGACGATTTTGTTGCCGAATGCGGAGGCGCGCGCTTTGGAATTACAGCGCCGGTAAGAATATCACTCATAGAGGCACCACGAACCAACAATGTGACCAATCCCTCCACTGCCAGATTACGCATTGGCAGTCGCTCGTCACTGAGGTAGATTAGTACAGTATCAGAGCCTTCCTCGCGCTCGATCAGTTTGTCTTCCACCACATAGTAGCGCCGCATGGGGGCGCGCTTTGCGGGCTCCGGAGCCGGTGTAGCCGGCGCATCTGCGTCTAGTGTTACGTCACTCATTTTGGTATTCCTTTCAGTATATTAGTGCGACGGCAACGATGATCGCGCCGATCGCAAAGATGAGAAGATGCGCCATCCACAGTGGCGTTTGCTTGAACCGATAGGATTTCTTATCTTCCTCCCTGGCAATTAGCGCAACTGCACTGCTGACACGTAGTGATGCGCGCGGTACGTTGTCTTCAGCAGGTACGGTCATGCGATGAACGAGCAGACCAAATGATCAGTCCACCGATCGGCTGAGAGAGCGAGGTAGAACTCGTCTGCTGCCTCGCTGATCTGGAACATGCGGGATGCGACAATATCGTCGCCTCGCTCCAGTGCATCTTCAGCGTGCCTTTCAGCTATCGCCGCAATATACGGGATTTCATCTAGTATTTTGCAAAGCATCAGTTGGGCTCCTTGTCCAGCCACTTGTTCATTTGGATAAACCACGTCCTACGATCTGGCCGGGCATCGTCGTCTAGATATAATGATGGCGGTTTCGGTGGGGTGAAGAACCACCACAACCACCGCAGCGACCACCACCGGAAGCTCTTGATATGAGCAAAGGACAGTGCCAGCCGTTTCACTTCGTAATCCTCAGCCTCTCCCCTCAGCATTCGTGACAGCATGACAACCCCCTAAACGAGATGGAGCACGGCAGTGCAATGCGTGGTGTAGCGCGGGCGACAGTATTTCAGGACAAAATCCCAACGAGATGGAGGGCGCCGTAAAGCGCAAACCAACATACAGCGCTGAGAAGGAGTGCAAGCATTACATCTCGCCAGAGCCAGTGATGAAACATCACACGCTACTCCCACCATGTCGGAATGAACTTCATTTATACTGCGCTCCGTGCCGCTTCGATCATGGAAACTAGTCTGGTGTTTTGTGCGACCCTTGCGGCGGCGTATGCGGCGGCCCATGCGACGGCGCTTGCGGCGTCCCATGAGGCGTCCCTCGCGGCGGCATCTGCGGCGGCGTATGCGGCGGCGTATGCGGCGGCCCCTGCGGCGGCCCGTACGGCGACACGTGCGGCGACCCCTGCGGCGTCTGCGGCGGCCTGTGCGGCGTCTGCGGCGGCCTGTGCGGTGACACGTGCGGCGGCTGCGGTGGCCCGTGCGGCGGCGTATGCGACGGCGTCTGCGGCGGCCCATGCGGTGACACGTGCGGCGGCTGCGGTGGCCCGTGCGGCGACACGTGCGGCGACCCCTGCGGCGTCTACGGCGGCCTGTGCGGCCCATGTGGCGGCCCATGTGGCGTCTGCGGCGGTCCCTGCGGTCCGTGCTGCGACGAGCGCCGCGAATCTTTTAGATTCGTCACCTGTTTCTAAATACTTCCGCATCACATCTGGCATGTTCCACAAATGCGCTACATCTAGCGCGCACTGGCGAGCGAATTGGCGCAGAACATCCGTTGCATCGAAACGCCAGAGAATGCGGCGCCTTGTGGAAACAAGCTTGTCGTCTCTCTCGATAATCTCTCCATCACATTCGACGTAACAGAGCGTGGTTCCTGGAGCGTATTGCAGCGCATCGATTAAGCGGCGCGATCCATGAAAGCCTCGCTCGCAAGGCACAATCGGTGGTTCAATCTCTAGCCACTCGCCATCTGGCGGAATTGGATCGCCATTGCGTAGTATTTCGCCGACAAAGTGCCACGCTAGAATTGACATTATCCTGTGCCCCACCATGTCGGGATGAACTTCAGCGCTGCCTCAAGCCGCTCGCGCGACGAGCGCTGCTCTTCCCATTGGCGCCACTCGATCGTCAGCAGCTCATTGTGCTGCCGTCGCAACTGACGCAGGATAGCCAGCACACTGGTCCGTCGCTCTATATACTGAGCTTGAGTGCAGGCGCCGTGGTTTCGCAGCCGCCACTCCATCGCCGCACAGTCCTGTGCACGATCCAGAGCGGCGCCACATTGCGCGAGGCGGAGATGGCGCTGAGAGGCGTTCAGGAGCTTCGGCGATTGCGATATCCGCCCGCCGCAGCTGCCGTTCGCTCCATCATATTTATGAGATTCCTCAATATTTCCTTCGCAGCCGGTGGTAATCTCGGCGTCTCTGCTGCCATTTTGGCCATTCGTAATGCATCCTGATACGATTCTACTAAACTGCGCCATGTCATCGCGCGCTGGGGACCTCTGGCCATCTTGATGTTCTCTTTGCGAATGCACCCGCTCACTGGCGGAATTTGCGTTTGATGAATTTTTACCGGCGTTGTCTCTTGCGCCGTCATGGCATGTTACCGCTATATGAACGCTGCCGTTCGCGTCCCATGAGCGGTCGCCAAAATGATCCGTGCCGTTCGAAGGAAAGGCGAAGTGCCTATGTGTCACGACAGTTCCTCCAGATCGGAGGAGATATTGGGGGCTATTAGCCCCCGTGTCAATGACAAATCGGGGCGCATTGCCCCCGCCGAGAGAATTATCCTGCTGAAAGTGCCTTAGATGGCAGTTACAAAGAGGCCTAGGCTTTCTTGTGAGAACGTCCGAGTTTCGTGGGCATCCGAGATGTGCTCTCGGGATCGTCCCTGCCATGAATGTGTGAGGAAGGCTCGGGTCCTATCAATTCAGGATGCAGGTGTCCTAGCAATGCTGCCAGTTCTCCATCTATACCTCGCATACGGCCAAGAAGTATGTAGTCTGGTGTTATCCGTAGTCTGTGACTAATCTCAAGGATGCTAAAGATAGAAGGCGGCCTGCGGCCACTTTCAATGTCGCGAATAGTGGAGCGATCCACACCCATGCTTCGTGCGAACTCAGCTCTATTAGGCTCAACCAGCTCACGAGCCCAACGAATGCGTCGGCCAACTCCCCGCGCGATCTCTGAATAAGCGTCAGGTCGAGGTCGGTTGGCCATGCTCCTGGTATAGGGGCGAGAACACCCCTCCTGCGCGGGGCGAATTCCAACTTGACTTGGGGGCGTAGTGCCCCCACCATGTTGGATATGGACAACCTGCACGCTGAGGTTATTCGGCAGATCGGAGGCAGAGCCTATCTCGCCGGAGTCCTTTGTCTCCAGGTTGAGACCGTCAAGAGCTGGCAAAAGCGGGGCATCCCGGCGCGCTACTGGCATCGAGTCATAGAACTTGCTGCTCTCAAGCTCCCCAATCTAACTTTTGATGATCTGGATCGCACGAAGCCAACCGCCGTCAGAAACGAGACTGTGGTGTGATGATCCATCCAACCCCATGCTGCTTCTTCGCCCCCCGAGGAGGCACATCCGCGGCGTCACGCGGAACTGTGACGCAAGGTTCCTCCCGAACCTACAAACTCGGCGACAGGAAGCCTCACCTGTCGCCGCTTTTGTTCTCCCTTCCGGTCGATCCTCGCGCTTCCTCGACAGCCAACATGGGAGAAACACCTTACAATGTCTTGGAATAAGACACTCCAAATCGAAAATGATACGGCGCGAGAGGCGGTCCTGGTCGGGCTACTGGAGTTACGCAGGGCCGGGTTCAATACCGAAGCGGCAATTGAGACCATTGCACCACTATACGGCATATCGAAACGTAAAATCAGATCAATTGTGTTCAAAGAGCCATTCATACTGCATGCGGACCAACTAGAGGGCATCAAATGGGGCAAAATCAGAACACTCCGATGGCTCTCTGAGCATTACCGAAGGCTTGCCGACTGTTGGGAGTCGGCGGCGGATATCGACGCAATGGAAAAGCATGGGCAAAAGCAATTCCGGGAAACAATGAAATGGCCAAGGATGCACTGGACCACGCAAGAGAATGCCGCCTGAAGGCTGCTGAACTAGACACTATCTGCGACGCAGAAGAAACCAAGCTACGCAAAGACGAGAGGCAACGCCTGACGCAGGGTGTGCTGGTGGGTCTCGCTATTGTTGTCGGCCTTTGGGCGCTGTTTGCCGGCCTGGTCTGGCTAGGCATCTAGAAAATGCACTGGTACAAACGTCTTTGCCTATGGCTTGTACACCGGCGTGCACTGCGGTACGTGCGAAAGCTGTTGCGCCGTGGGTAACGGTCGCCGTGTATGGACCCCCGAAGGGGATGCACAGCTAACCAAGTTGTGGAATCTGACCGGCTCTGAAAAGTTGTCGTGCGATCAGATTGGCAAACGTCTCGGCAGAACCAAAAGCATGGTGGTCGGTCGAGCCCATCGTCTCAATCTGCCGAAGCGGCCATCGCCCATCATTTACAAGAATGGCAAGCCACCAGGACCAAAAGCAGCAAGGGTTCATTCGTCATCGAAGTCCTTGCCACAACTCACCAGTCTCATTGCCGCCGCTCCGCCTCGTCCATCTCCACCTCCACCTCGTCTGTCTAGCGGTCGTGTTATCTCCTGCTGCTGGCCGATAGGCCAGCCTGGAGCAGACGACTTCCGTTTTTGCGAGATCCCATCAGAGCCTAATGGCGTCTACTGCACAACTCACGCCACCCTAGCGTACATACGGGCGCACATACGCAAGTGAGATGCAACATGAAGCGAAGTCACGATGTAAAACGCGACGCCCTTTGCAAAACAATGCGTGCCGAACGCGCCGCACGAGGGGCAGCAACTGTCATCTATATCCGAAAAGGCATTGCAGTTGAAGCTGCTCCACGCAGCCTACGAGACGCGATCCCACCAGAAGTCCTGCACCGAGGGCGCGAACTCAACGAAATGATGCACACGCCCTTTTGCATGTGGCCCAAAGAATGGACAAAGTGACACAACAACCTACTATCGTCCTGCATCTGCCTATTCCGCCCAGTATCAATAAGCTCTGGGCGAATAGTCCAGGCAAACCGCGAGTTCGTAGCTCAGCATATCGCGCGTGGATCATCGAAGCAGGCTGGGAAGCGCGAACGCAACTAGTCGGCGTTCCAACTATCGCCGGCACATTCGATGCCCTGATCTCAGTGCCAGTATCATCGCGCCGAGATCGCGACTCATGGTCCAAATCACTGTTCGATCTATGTCAACACGTCGGTGCGATCCGTAATGATAGCGGATTGCGAAGCTATTCAGTGATTGGTGACGATCGTACCGACTGCATGGTGGCATTATGGGATACAGGCGGCCCCGAACAACGCGCACCAAAAATATTCCGAATGTCAGCTAAGCCACGATCGAGTCAGCCAACGCTTTCGCAGATCACCCGCGCAGAAGCCGCTCGCAGGCTGCCGCGATGAGCAGCACCGAATTGATTCGCTATGACACGATGTGTCGGGCCGTTGTTGCACTGGATGCGCAGCAACATCATTGCTTTCAGTACCCTGAATCTCCCGGCGTCTATGTCTTCGATCGATTGGGCACGACGCTCTATGTTGGAGAAAGCAAAAACCTTCGACACCGGCTCACACATCACCCTCGTGGTTATCTTCGCCGCTCTGTTGCGGTGCGGTGCCGCATCTTGCCGTGCCTTAACCACAAGCAGGTCGAGAAATGGCTAATTGAAGCCCTCCGGCCCACTATGAACGGTGTGTCAGAGGAGAAGCGGAAGCGACTGCTGCACAGGCCCGCCAAGAGCCAGGCTCAGATAGACGACGAAATTGGTTCAATATGGCGCGATCTGTTTGGTGAACGTACTGATCCAAACGACCAAATAGCAGCAAGCGTTGCCGGAGAAGACAATCTGTTCCCTGAAACTCTGCAAGAGCGTTACCCGCGACAACCAAAGCGAGACGATGCCGAGCGGGTCTATGCATTGCGTGACGCGCTGACAGAAGATGACGTTCAGCACAACATCCTTCGCATGCGTCAGGGAGGCAGGGCGCTACTGAAGCACGCAGATGCTCTTGACGCGTGGAATCGCAATCGACACACGGCGGCGTAAATGTAATGAGCTATTCAGCAGTTCGAATATCGCCTGACGGATGCATTAGCCATTATACCTCAGACGAATGGGCACTCGCCGCAGTGTGGCTGCGTTCAATGATGCTATTCGACACTCGCTCCGTGGCAAAGCTGCTGCCAGATTGCGAATGTACCATCACTGTCCGTGGCCATTGGTACTCGATCAAAGCTGAATCCGCGTCCTGCGTAGCGGCAAGGAGCGAGTAATGCTCCGCGACGATGCATAGGAGATGCAGTCCACAGTCGCATTCGTGTCCTCAGTGCGCGCTCGCCTATGGGGCGCAGGCTACCGACCAGTTCAGGTCTCAACTGACGCCCTGACGCCGTCCGCCGCTTCCCTGATCGCCAAGGCACTCAACGCCGGTAGGCCCGCCGGCAGGCCCGCCGGGAGGCTCCACAGGGAGGCCGGCGTCACCTGGGGAGAGATCATCGTCCCGGCGCTCCCGCCGCCCGTACGGCCTCTACAGCCCCGGCACGGGCCATCCCCATGGCCCTAACGTCAGACCAGAGCGCAGGACGGCGAGGCAGCAACGGCGCCTGGCACAACCCGTTCGAAGACGAGCAGGTCAGGGCCACGTGGGATGCGGTCCACAAAGCGCGCCCCGAAGTCATCAGCCACGTGAACGGCACAGAAGCGTCCGACGTACTCGACATCCCGCTCGCGGAAGTGGTCGACGCCTTCTACACCACAGCGGCCAAGATCCCGACCGCGCTGATCCCCCCGCAGCTCGCTGCCATGCTCGGACACTTCGAGCGCGGCGCATTCGCTGGCCGCGCAGGATCTAAACAGTTCCTCGAAGACGTCACCACGCTATGGGCCGAATGCCGCGACAAAGCGACAGCCGAGGCTCGCGAGCGCCAGCAAGAAGCTAAGTATCGCGAGGCGCTGCTGAGCCGGACATCGGTCACCGCGCTGCTGAGCCGAGAGTTTCCGCCCGAAGTCGAGTTCCTCGGCTCGCTGGTAACACCCACCACCCGCACGTTCCTCGTCGGCCCAACTGGCGCCGGTAAGACCATGGTCGCAATGGCAATGGCCGGCGGCATAGCGTCAGGGTTGGGCCTCCTCGGCTGGAGAACCCAAAGACCCGGTCGCGTCCTGTGGTTCGACGGCGAAATGCCGCTAGTCGTCATGCAACAACGGTTCAGGGAACTCGCCAGGAGCTACGGCTACAACGGCGAGTTTCCGGGCATTCACTTCGTGTCATGGCAGGAAGCCGACGGCCTGCTGCCCGACGCGAAATGGGCACCCCTGAACACCGCCGAGGGCCAGGAATTCATCCTAAAGCTCTGCGACCTAATCAAACCTGACGTGGTAATGTTCGATAACGTCCAATCCCTGATCGTCGGGGACATGAAAGACGAAGTGCCGTGGAACGATACCATGCCGCTGGTAATGGCGTTGACCGCACGGAACATAGGCCAGGTCTGGTGCGACCACACCGGACACGACAGAACCCACCAATATGGCAGCAGCCGGAAGGCGTGGCCGTTCGATATCGTCGCCATGATCATGCCGCTCACTGCGCCGGAAGGCGAGCTGGCGCTAACTCTGTCATTCGATCCACCAGGCGGTAAGGCGCGCCAACGCACTCCGAGCAACTGGCGAGAATACGCACCCAAGACCATCCGCCTGCGAGATGGTGAATGGTCCTGGCTGCCAGCCGAACCCGGCGCCGAACAACCAAGCAAAGGTGGCCGGCCAATAAAGGACGCCACCGAACTGCTGCGTCGGACAATCTTCACCCTCGCCAGCGCTCCCGAAGTGCGCCCAACCGTCGTCCAAACCGGTATGCCAGCCGTGCACGCAATTTGGCTGGGAAACCTCAAACAGACACTTGTCGCCGAAGGATGGTTCACAGAGGACGTTGATTACGTGGCTGGGAAACTATCCAAGGGGTTTCCCAGCCTTACGAAAGGCGGTCGAAACCGGCTGGCAGAAGCTCTCAAGACATTGAAAAGACAGGGAATATGTGGCTACAACATAGAGCTAGTATGGCCAGCATAAAGCATTGGCTGGGAAACCCCCATATAGTTTCCCAGCCAAATTTGCACCAGAGGCTGGAATTGGTTTGGGAAACCCCCCTAAAGGGGGGTTTCCCAGCCGAATCCCAGCCAAGCCAGAAAACCCAGGCCCAGCCAGTAGCCCGATACCGTCTGAACCCTTCCCCCCCGAACCAGGAACCGATTCACCAAAACCAGAACCCGTGAAAGGAACCCCCTAATGACCAATGACAACCCGATGCGCCGGCAACGCCGAAAGCTTCCTAGCAAAACGTCCGTCGCACCGTTCCCAGAGCTGATCGCTGAAATCGTCGATCATGCCCGCGCCGGGGACAACGTGTCAGACCACGTCCTGATCGGGCCAATCGTCCGTGGCGATGGCAGCGGGATGACTGCCGCAAATTATTTCATCATCACGACCGGCGACGGCGCTACCGCTCGCTTCGACTGCGTCGGCGCTGATGATCGCGAGACCGTCGAGCAAATGCGGAACAGCGTCCTCGTCTGCCTGATCGAACGCCGCCCGATAGTCATCCACGACTTCGACGACGAATTGCGGATGGCCGAAATGACCAGCACGCTGTGGCCATCCGACAAGGTCACCAGGATTATTAACAGGCTCATCGCCGAACGCGCGCAATGGGAAGCAGACGGGATCGATCGCTTCCGCGACTGACATCACGCAATGGGAAAGGAAACACGCATGCGTGATCGGGCGTGGAATGTGCCGCAGGTCTGGTGCACAATGCCGCAAGGCGCTCAGCGCACTAAGGCATGACCAATGATCACAACCACAACCGAAGCCCCAAGCCTCGAAGCCATAGGTCAGGACTGGATCGTCGTCGGCTACAGAATCCTGCCCCACGCGCCAGCTCAGATGGCTACATGGCAATACACCTTCGGCCCCAGCAAAGCGGCCATCGCAGCCTTCCACCACGCCCGCGACAGAGGCAACATCGTCACCGTCCAGGGACCAGGCGCAATCCTCTACGCCAAGATCGCCGCATCCCAGCGGCTGGGAGGCAGCAAGAAGTGACCAACCGTGTCGCAGGCCATGAGTTCGAAGGCGTCGCTTCCGATCGACGCTGCATGCGCGCCCTCAACGACGGCTCAGTGTGCGGCAAAGCGTGGTACGATGTGCGCACCGCAACCGCCGAAGATATCGGCAAACCAGAAAAAGCCTGCCATCCAAACCTTACCGCAGGGGAATTGAGCGAAATCCATGCCGAGCTGAAGCGCGAAGAGGTTCTGGCAACGATAATGGTGGGCAGATGGTAAGTGTTGTCATTGATAATACGCCGACAACTGTAGTCAGTTGGATCAAGGTTCCAACATCCGGTCCGTGGGATCTTGCAACGCAAAGCAATCCAATTGGTGTCAGTATTAACGGAAATGTCTATCACGTCATTGGAACTCAGTCCGATGGCAATATCGCTTCTGGTGGACGTATGCTGTTAACCAGCACGCCAGTGGCCGCTGCTGATAATAGGTGGGGATTGGTCGCCACTTTGGTAGCTCCTTTAGGGACGGTGGTAAAGGGCTCGCTTTCATTGACGGAGCCAGCGGAAATAGCGCTGGCAAGCTTGGCATTGGATCAGCAAATAGTAATACTGGAGGGGCCAGATGTTCTGCATGCGCGAGGTCGGGTAAGGCCACAGAGGGTTAGGGAAAGGGCAGATATTCTCCGTGCGCGAGCTATAATTGGTACATAGGGAGAGTTGCATGGACCAACGAGTTCGTGGAATGACTACAGTCGATGAGTTTCTGGGAATTGGACACTGGAAGTGAGCGAAAGTCCTAATCGTGGTGGTCGCCCTACTCGGTACACGCCGATTCAAGCAGAAAGGATCTGCTGGCAGCTCACTGAGGGTCTGTCATTATACCAAATCTGTGCTAAGGATGAATTTCCATGCGTCGCAACCGTATTCAATTGGTTGAATAAATATCCAAAGTTTGTAGAGCAATACGCGCGCGCGAGAGAGATTCAGGCGCATTATTATGCTGGGAAACAGTTAGAAGTTGCAAACGAAGCGTATGATAGTGACAGTGCTTCTGCGGCTCGCGTTAAGGCAGAGGCACTGCGCTGGATGGCCGGCAAGCTATTACCAAAGGTGTATGGCGACAAACTGTTGCATACTGGAGCTGATGGGACTGGGCCTATTCAGCATCATATGAAGCTGGATCTGTCGTTGTTGAGCGAGGCTGACTTGGTGGCGTGGAGGCAGCTGGTTGACAAGGCGACGCCGCGGAAGTTGGCAGCGCCTGGCGTGGAGATCGAGGGCGATGTAGTGGAGGCAGGCGTTACGGAGGTTGATGATGACTGAAATGATCCCTCTGACAGTAGGTTGGTGCTACAGCACTAAGTGTGGTGCTGGAGGTGTGGTTTTCATCGGCGAGCTGCCGACCAATTGTACGGTCTGCGGGAGTCCTTTGTGGAGACTGCCAATACTCCAGCGCTGGTCTCCGGAGCCTGCCTGGCCAGATCAGCCGCAGGGCGGCGTGGTGATGAACGCTCCTACCAGTTACCACATCAAGCGCTGGCCTGTGGCGGAAGAGAGCGTGGTGACCGGGCCAGTTCAGGGCGACGTGGAGGACGCTCCAGGAGGCGGGCCAGATCCGGTCGACGTGGTGATCGAGCAGCTTGGCAAGCGCATTGTCCCGCCGCCCGCGCGCACGAGGCTGCGTGACGCTCTGGACCGGGCTGACAAGCCTCTGGGCGGGCGTGAGGCTGCTGACGAGGCGATGGGTCGGGCCATCCGGCTGGGACGCCCATGACAACCGTCGAAGATGCGCTGCGTGACTTGTTGGCAAATTTGGTGGCGGCTGTCAGCTTGCTTGAACGCGGATCAAAGAAAGCTGCGCCATCTGACAAAATGTTTGATCAGATGATCGTTGACTACAAACGTTCGATAGCGCGCGGGCGTGTATTTCTGGGTATGGGAAGTCAGGATGATCCTGCTGACCGCGGAGATTTAGATGACCATTCTTACACGTCCTGACGACGGCCTGGCCAAGCCGGAGACCAAGCCAGACGACGAATGGAAAACAGCGCCAGTCCGGATGTCGGTGCAGCTGGCCAATGCGCTTGTCACCAGTGCGCCGCTGAGTGTCGAGGAGATGCATGTGATGCGCGTGCATTTCATAGCACTGGTAGCGCTGCTCGACGTGAGCGGTCCAATGTTCTCCTCGATGCGTCGGCAGGCGGTTGACATGCACAATAAAGTGGTGCGTCGGATTAACGGCGTGGCGGACGAGGTTCGTCGGCGGGCGCTGATGGAAGATCCTGATCGGCTGCTGGAGATAGATCGGTGAGAAATAAGGGATTGGGCAAAAAGCGGGCCGTTAAGCAGTCATCTGGTGATACTGTCAGCCGTCGCTTGAGTCCTCGTTTGATGAAGACTCCAGCGATAGACCCATCTAGTTTGGATGCACGTAATCGTAGAATTGCTTTTCTGGAGCGCGAGGTTCTGAAGTTGGAAGCCGAGAATGCCAGAATGAAGGTAATGATCGAAGAGATGGGAACGGATTCGGCTGAGAAGGCAATTATATCTGCGGTCAAGGCGTCTGGATTGATTGATAAGCTACGTGATGCTCTCAAATTTGGTGAGGAATTTTCTGCGCAGATATCCGCGCGACTCACCTGATGATACTGTCAGTCGCTTAGCGCTGGTAGCGCTGCTCGATGTGAGTGGTTACCTTTTCCACCGCGGAAGCGGAAGCGGGATTGGTGGGATTGGCTGGATTGGCTGCCTCGTCTTCGCTCTTGAGCCGTGAGGTTTCTCCGCTTGGTAGTTGTCATTGTCGTAGTCCTGCTGGGTTTCGCTCTATCCTACGCAGCGCTTGCTGCTCCGCCTCCCGGTGCAGACCCGAACTCGCCACAAGCTCAATGGTATGAGGGCCTAAGACAACCTGACAGCGGTGCTTCGTGCTGCTCGATCGCGGACTGTCGGCCGGTTCAGCAATGGCGTATGGTCGGGGATCATTACCAGATTTGGTATCACAACGGGTGGCTCGATGTTCCGCCGACCAAGGTAGTGCATGGTCATGACAACCCAACTGGCGAGGCGGTTGCGTGCGTCATGAGTCTGGCAGGCAATGACTACGTGCTGTGCTTTGTGAAGGGAAGTGAGACGTGATGTCGATGGTTGCAGCGACGTTTTTAGGGCTTGCATTGATTGGCGGTTGCGCGTGGATCATCATGTGGATTCACCGGCTTCAATGGCCTAAATGAACCGTCCGGACTTCACAGAGCAGTTTGGCGATGTGCTCGACAAGGAGTTGGCCGAGCGGAGCCTGTATGCGTTCGTCAAGTTGTTGTGGCATGCGGTTGAGCCGGAGACGCCGTTCATTGATGGGTGGGTGATCTATGCAATCTGCAAGCATTTGCAGGCGGTATCAGAAAGGAAGATTCGCCGACTATTAATAAACGTGCCGCCAGGCTTCTCGAAAAGTCTCTGTTCAAATGTCTTCTATCCGGCGTGGGAATGGGGACCACGCCGTCGTCCGCATTTGCGATATGTCACAGCGTCATATTCGTCTGGGCTGACCGAGCGCGACAATACCAGGATGCAGCAGGTTGCTCTGAGTGAACTGTATCAGCGCTACTGGGGCGATGCGTTCAATGGTAAACCGAACATCGTCAAATTCTCGAACAATCGCACTGGCTGGAAGCTAGCAACGTCTGTCGGTGGTATTGGAACCGGGGAACGTGGTGATCGGGTAATAATCGATGATCCTAATAACGTGAAGGTTACTGAGTCCAAGATTGTTCGCGAATCGACAAATCAATGGCTTCGCGAGGTTATGCCAACGCGTCTGAACTCGCCGACAAAGTCAGCGGTTATTTGCATTCAGCAGAGGACGCATGAGGAGGATGCAAGCGGGACGTTGTTGAGCGGCAAGCGTCATTGGTGTCACGTCATGGTACCGATGCGGTATGATCCGGATCGGCATTGCACGACGTACACGGATGATGGGACGCCGTTTTGGTCTGATCCGCGGCGAGTGCCTGGCGAATTGGCGTGGCCCGAGCGCTTCCCGATGCGAGAGGTGCAGCTGCTTGAGGGCGACCTGGGCGAGTATGCGACTGCCGGGCAGTTCGCGCAGATGCCGATGCCTAGAGGCGGCGGCATCATCAAGCGGGATTGGTGGCAGATTTATGGGCCAGATGACCCGATTGCTGCTGCGCTGAAATTCCCAGCATTCTCGTTCGTGCTTGCTTCGCTTGATACGGCCTATACGGCGCAGGAGGAGAACGATCCTAGCGCGCTAGTGGTCATGGGCGTCTGGACCCATCCGGACACAGGCTATCAGCAGGTGATGCTGATCTATGCTTGGCATGAGCGGCTGGCGCTGCATGATCTGGTTCAGCGGGTGGCGTATACGTGCGACAAGTATCGAGTGGATCGGCTGTTGATTGAGAACAAGGCTGCGGGGCATTCGGTGCAGCAGGAGCTACGGCGTTTGTTTGCCGGGGCGCAATGGGGTGTGCAATTCACTGATCCGACGCGGCTTGGTGAGAAGGAAGCGCGGGCGCATTCAGTGAGCCACATTTTCGAGGAGAAGATGGTTTACCGACCGAATACTGAATGGGGCCTCATGGTCGAAGACGAGATATCCATTTTCCCGCGAGGCTCGCATGACGATTTTTGTGACGCTGTATTTCAGGGGCTGCGGATGCTGCGTGACAACGGGTTGCTGAGTCGCAAGCAAGAGCAGCGAGAGCAGGAGCGTAGCTTGGCGGAGTATCGGTCGAAGGGGCAGCGTCGGGCGCTGTATGCAGCATAGATCGGGGTTTAGGAGTGTTCGCCGTAGCGAGCTAAAATGGCTCGCGCCATGGCAAGTGCTTCTATACGGTTCCTTGCTTCGGTGATCTCTTCTCGTGTTAGCCGCTCCTCGCATTCCGCCGGGGTCTCAGGCCGCCAGTAAGAAATCCTTAGAGTCATGTCGCCATCGCCATTGCTGTCGATATCGCACCTTGCCTTATCTCGATATTCTGCGGGAATTTCCGCCAGCTTTGCATTGAACCAATGGACAACATCCTTGAGTTTTGTGTCATAGTTGAACGGCCAATCCGGATCATACTGCTCTGAGTTGAACACCGTGACCTTAACTGTAGATTGCTTGGTCATGTTTGTCTCCGGGGGATCATCCATTGGATTCAAGTGATCGAGTGAGCGGGGGGACTTTTCCCGATATGTAGTCGGGCCATAGAGGGCGTGGTCTGGCACCACCCATACTGACCTCGGGACGCGCTGAGTCCCCGTTAACGCGCAGCAACCGATTTGCATCGCCGCTCGCTCCATCACGTGTGGCCGTCTCTCATCGGCGCGAAGATAGAAGAAGGTTATGTACCGGCTGCATAGTCTACCGCACAGTCTTCGCAGCAGAAATGACGGTTCCCCTCAGTGAACCACCCAGCATGCATCATTCTAGATGATAAAAGCCGATTGTCTCATGTGCCTCTGGCCAGAGGAGTCATGCTGAATGCCTCACTATGCTGGCATTGATCGCATTCAACCGGCTGTATAGGATCTAGAATCATGGTTCCGCCTCCGACTCATGTTCTGAAGACTGTTTCACTGTCGATACGCCGGGTTGATGACGCCAGCCTTCAAAAGCTCGATCATCACTACATCAACTGCAACACGCGCAAATGTCTCCGGCGTAATCGATCCTGGTGCTGCATCCACTGCTATCGCTTTTATGGTCTTCCACACAGCAGTGTATAGCGCATTTCGTTCAACGATGTCCTGTGTATCAGCCATTTTATGTTGCCTTTCAGTTCTGCGTTGGTTGCCTCATGTCCGTCTCCGGAGTTTCAGTGCCACGCTGGTAATCCACCCCAAGCACTGATTGACACACCTTGCCGCCCCCGCGGTGCTGGTGTCAACAACAATGTTGACATTTGTTGTCGCTTCCCTTATTTGGAGGCTGCTGGATCGATCTCGGTGTCTCGCGGTGTGTGGAAATGGTGACCCTATGAACGATCTAACGTCAAATGACATGCTCGCATTGGCCCACCTGTTCAGCTTGGCCGTAACCGACGGTGTGAGGCCGCGTCTGTCTCCTGATAAAGTCTTTGTGCTCGTCCCGGTGGACCTTTGTGGACAGTTGGCGCGCTTCCTTTTTGCTGAAAGCATTCGCGCCGGAGACCGCATCATCGGGAAGCTGAACGTCGTTGAAGAGGATGACCGCTGAGGCGAGGTCACTATGGCAAAGAGTGATCATATTGGGTTCCGGCTGGAGTCCAAAGAGCTAGAAGCTCTGAAGCGCGCGGCGCAAGCGGACCACCGTAGTGTGTCTTCTTTGGCCAGGATGGTGCTGGTGGAATGGCTACGTAAGAACGGAATGCTTGAGGCTGAGCGGCGGCAGGAAGGAGCAGGTTGAAAATGAACGTTAAAGGAGCAGGTTGAAAATGAACGTTATGACCCTTGTCGGCTGGTCGCTCTATGGAATTTCCACTCTTTGTTTTGTGATATTTGCAGCTCTGAGTGAAACGCCCCACGTCGCATTTTTGGTATTCGGTTTGTTTGCAGGTTTTGCAGCTGTGATTGTCGGCATTAATAAGGGCTGGCCAATATGAGTGAAGATCAGCCCCAGCGTCCCGAGACGGCCGGAGTGAATATCGTTGTCACCAAAAATCCTGATGGGTACGTGACTGTAGACCTGACTATTGAGGACAAGACATTCTATGTCGAAATCGGAGAGACGAAATACAGCGGTTATCTGAAAGGCATGCAACCAGAGACGGTCTACTTTGAAGGTGATACTGATGCAGCAGAATGAAAACCCAACCGCCAAGGCAGAGGCTGCCGTAAGACGTTGGATAGAATGGGCCGGCAACGGTCCTGTGCCGTGCGACCAAGTGGTCGCCGACGTGGTGGAAGCATACGCTAGTGCCCTGATCCCGCAAGGCTCTTGGTTCCCAATAGCATCATTGCCGGAAGGCAGACACGTCATGCTCTATTGGCCACACGGAGAGCGAGGCGGTGGTGGGGTTGAGTGTGCGACGGTCTTTCGCGATGGCGACACATGGAGCTACTGGACGCATGGCGGCCCGAACGCGGGGAGCGACTGGGAACCGCGTGATGACGAGAAGCCGACTCTCTGGAAGCCCATTCAGGAACCTCCGAAATGACCCAGAATGACGGATGGATAGGTCCCGCGCCGCGCATCGTCAGCGATGAAGTGGCGCATACCCTGGTCGAGGGCGTGATCATGATCGCAAAGCGGCACGGATGGCTTGACCAGGATCGCAATATCTTTGACTGGCTGGAAGCAAGGCTGTCAGGAAACAAAGCCATTACTGATACCACCGACGAGGCTGCGGAGTTCATGGAGAAGAGCCTGAAGGCATTGGAAGAAAGCCTCGCGCGGCATGGGTTATCTTGGGAGCAATATATGCGGTGTGCCAGGAGACACTTTGAGGAACAGATGAAGCGGGAGGAGAATCAGAGTGACCGATGATTCCAAGATTACCAAAGCTGACATAGAATTCGCCGAACATCTTCAGAGAATCAATAAGGCCGTGTGTCCATCATGTGGACACACTATGGATCGTGGCGATGTTTCGTGGAATTCCGGTGATACTACTGGCGAAGGGACTCCTCTTACATGGGCACAGATTGTATGTCAGTCGTGCGGAACGGAGGTTGCGTACTGGAGATCCTGGTATTTTGACGTCGATGATTTTGATGAGTTTGTGGCTCATGTGTTGGAGGATCTGGAATGAGTGACAAAACCGCCCTTCTAAAATTGGTATTAGATATTATTGAATATCGCTTGTGTGATGATCATTGTTCCCCATGGACAAACGAAGGGCAGTGGCAAGCTCGCACTAATTGCACATGCCTAACAACCGCTCGGGAAATTCTGGTAGAAATAGGGCATTGGTATGAACGAGGGGGTCGATAGTTGTTGAACCAAATTACCAAATTTGCCCGCCGCCTCTTGGCGGACCCCGTGTTGTTGCGGCCTGTTACCGTCAATGAAGTTGCTTCGACTGAGTTGACGATTCTATCCATAGATAGACTGCTGCTCGCGCGTGTAGATCTCGCTGGGACCACATGGGAATTGGGGCGCGGTCCCGGGCGCTTATTTACCAATACGGTTGACGTCTATACACCGGTGTTGGCGACCGGGACGGTTGGCTACGGATATATTGGTGGGAAGCCGAAGACGATAGACACTGATCTAATCGGGAGGAAGTGCTGTCGCGGCGAGACTATTTGCTTTCATAGGGGAGGATTGACTATTGGCACCTTGTCTGATTGGCCTGATGATGTGGGGAGCGAGAGCGATAGACGCCGATTGGAAGTGGAATCGAAGGGCCTGTCGATTATGACCGATGATTCCAGCCGAAGGAGGCGAAATCCGTGATGACTGAAGAACCAGACTTTATCTATAGTGGAGTCGTCAATGAAGACGATGCTCTTAACAAGGACTTCCTATGGATCCGCATTCAGAGGAGCATCGATGATGGCAGGACACTGTTAATTCAATCCAGCTCTCATCTGCCAGTGAAATTTGAAGTGCGACTGACCGAGAAGCAGACCGATAGCTTATACCGCTGTTTGCATAACGCCATCAGGTGCTTGGCCGAGCAAGGAACCATAATTCCTGTATGAAACGTCTGCCGTATGAGCCGATAGTTGTAATAGAGCCGGGTGATTATTTGGACGCTCGGAGTGAGCGCGAATACGGGATACAGAAAGAGGCTGCTGAGGTTCGGATGGAGCGGTACGACGCTGCTCCCCAGGCTTTGCGTCGGGTGTGGGATGCGGTTGGTAACGAGGCGATGGCGCGATGGCTCTACACGCTCGGTGTGCGGGATTTCGCTACGGCCGAGCGGATGAAGCGGGCGTTGACGAAAACCAATTGAACACTCACGGAATGATGTGGTAGCGGCCTGGCCTATGATGAGCCATAGGCCAAGTGTGTCATGTCGGGTACGCTGAAATCGGACACAGCCCTTTTAGCTGAATTGCCTGACAACACCACCGGACAGATTATCGCGTCCAATATACGCGACGTCGTCGTCTCGAAACTGAGCGTCAATCCGGCTCTGGTATCCGCCGCAGGCACGACCCAAGGGACGGCCACGGTTCTGACGGCGATGTTCAATGTGGTCACCGGTGGAACCGGCGGTGTTGTGGCAACGGCCAGTTATACGCGGGTTTGGAATACGTTGGCTGTTCCGATCAACGTCTATCCCGTAACCAGTGCGCAGTTCGATGCGTTTGGCACCAATATTCCGGTTGCGGTCGATCCCGCCTCAGATGTGGAGGTAATAATGACCAGCGCGAGCCAAGGCTACGCGCGATGATCAATCGTATTCTCCTATCGGTTCTGATTGTCGGTCTTTGGTTTCAGGCGTCGGCGCAGAATTTTCCGTCGCGGCAGGTGGTAATCCAGAAGCCCGGCGATGCGGATTATACCATTCCCGTAAAGACATCGAATATCTGGACAACGGCACTGACGGCGAATCGGACGTGGACATTGCCTGCGGCGAATACCAGCGTTGGCGGCGATACGGTTACAATTACTGATATGGGCGGTGCGGTTTCCAGCCCTGGCAATAACATTACTGTGGCAGCTGCCGGAAGCGATACAATTAATGGTGCGAGCAATCTGACGTTAATGCAACCATATTCATCGGTGACGTTCACCAGCAACGGTACGAATGGCTGGGCTGCGTCGTCGGTGGCGGCATCGACATTGCCGGCAGCCGCCAATCTGGCGCCGATCTCGCCCTATGGGGTAGTGCAGGGTCCACTGACACTTCTCAAGTTTACGCCGTCTATCGCAGCAGCGCCAGGTGCTGGGTTGGTAACTCTATACGCGGAAAAGGGCTCAACCTCTGGCACTTGCAAGATCGTCGCCGTAGCAGGAACAAGCGGAACCGAAGCGGTAATCATCGACAACATCGGAGCGGCCTGCTGATGCGCCGGTTCATCCTGTACCTTCTGCTACTGATTCTTCTTCCACTGACAGTAGCCAACGCTCAGTACTACGTGTGCAACACCACATGCGTAAATGGTGCTACGGGTAATGACTCCAACGCCGGCACCTTTGCCGCGCCATTTCTGACTCTGCTCCATGCCCAGGCGGCGATGTCTGGCGGCAGCACAAAGAAGACGATCATAGAGGCCGGGACCTTCACTCTGGGAGCGAACTGGGCGTTTACGTCCGCAGACGCCGGGGAGACCTGGGTCTCATATCCGGGAGCGACTGTCGTCATTTCCGGTGGGGCTTCTCCTGCTACAACCAACAAGACTATCTCGATCGCGTCAGGCGCCACAGGCATGGTGTTCAAAGGGCTTACGTTTCAGAACCTAGGAACCGTGTCCGGGAATAATGGTGGGTTCGTAGTAACCGGCAACGGTACGATATATAACGACGTCTTCCAGTACAACTCTTTTACCAATTGCGAAGACTACTGCATTGCCTTCAATCATATGGGTGGCGTTCTAGTAGACAGCAACACGTTTAACAACGTTTTGTCAGCCCTCCCCGGCAGCACCGGCTCCGCAGTGATTGCGTTTACCGGGGCTAACAATATGACATTTAGCCACAACACGTGCTCGAATACGGCTTATGCTTGTCTCGATACAGACAACGGAGTGGGAGCGCCAGCTACATCGAATGTCATCTACGATGCGAATATCGTGATAAACGCCTGCAATGCCGGGACACCTGATTGCGGTGCCCTTTATATGATGGATCGTACCATTACATCAACTGGCTATATCATGCGCAATAATGTCATCAATGGCGTCGGCGACGGAAGCCATACTGATGAAACCAAGTGCTTATATTTGGATGATGATGTATCGAATGTCACGGTAACGGGTAATCTTTGTTTTAATGATCCAGGGGCATACGGAATGATGTACCATGGGACCACCAATGCTCACGTGACGAATAATGTGTTCGTTCTGGCTCCAGGAGGTCTCGCCGGGTTTTATCAGATACAAACGGCCTACGGCGCCACTGGCACGACGATGAGCGGCAATACGTTTCAAAATAACGTGGTGCGATACACTGGAACTCCGACAAACCCGATGTGGCGACTGTCTGGATCACCAACCAACTTCCCGGCTGTCAGCGGTAACCTATTCTATTCCGCAACCGGCACCACTATTCAAAATAGCCAGACGAACTTTATCGACTCTAGCCCTATCTTCTGCGGGCCCTCCATGGGGCCCAGCCCAGCGGCTCTTGCTGCGGCAACCGCCCTCTGGGGGTCTATCGCCAACGGTGTGGTTGGAAACTGGGCGCAACTTGCGGTCAACCAAGGGACAACGTTCCGGAATTGCTCGGCTGGATTCTGACCGGTGAGCGCTACACTTCGCCAGATTGACACGGAGGACGGACCCGGCACGGTGGACGACCGGGGACGGCTGCATATCGAGACGCCGGACGGCGGCCTGATAATTCGCTCCCAGTGGAAGGGAGCGGACAATACCGAGAGCAAGAAACATACCGCCAATCTGGCGGACGGCATGAGCAAGATGCAGCTTGCGGTGCTGGCTGATGAGCTGCTCCGCGGTATTCAGGCGGACGAGCTGTCGCGCCGTGAGTGGCTCGAGGGATTGGCCACGTCGGTCGAAATGCTCGGCTTGCAGCTCAAGCGCTCAGGTGCAGCCGCGGATGATAGCGCGGCTCCGCTGGAGGGGATGAGCAGCTTCGACCATCCCCTGTTGCTCCAGGCTGTTATTAGGTTTCAGGCTGACTTTGTCAGCGAAATGCTGCCTTCTGACGGACCGGTGAAGGTTCGCAGCGATGAGACTGAAGCGCCGACCGGGATGGACAATCAGCCGCAGTCTCAGACTAAAGATGACTTGTCAGCTGATCTCGAAATAGACATGAACCATTACTTGACGACGACAGCCACCGAATATTATTCCGATACAACGCGCATGGCGTTCCGCATTGGTTTGTTCGGTGGAGGATTCAAGAAGGTCTACGATTGTCCTTTGCGCAAGCGGCCGGTGTCGGAATCAATTCAGATCAATGACATGATCGTCGATCACAGCGCGACTGATATTCAGAACGCTTCGCTCATGGGGCGGGTAACGCACCGTATTCGCATGAGTGGTCCGATGGTGCGCCGGATGGTAAAGGCTGGCGTCTACCGCGACGTCGATCTGGTTGAGCCAAAGGACAATCCGGACCCGCTGGAGCAGGCGGAGCGGCGTGCGCAGGGGCAGACGATCCATTCGCCGCTTACGGCAGATCATCCCCATACGGTCTTCGAGTGCTCGACTGGGCTTGACCCAGCCGATGTCAGTGATGGGGCGAGTGACGAGGGATACCGGCCATACAAGGTGACGATTGAGGAGACCAGCCGAGAGATTCTCTCGGTTCGCCGGAATTGGACTGAGGGTGATCCGCTCCGCATGCCTCGGGGGGAGTATGTGAAGTACTCGTACATTGACGGGTTGGGTTTCTACCCCATTGGACTGATTCACATCCTGGGGAACACGGTGCGGGCGCTGACTGCGGCATTTCGGGAGTTTCTGGATGCTGGGATGTTCGCCAATTTCCCTGGCTTCCTCTATGCGGATACCGGCGGACGGCAGCTGACGAATGAATTCCGCGTTGCGCCAGGCTCTGGGGCGCCGGTGCAGACCGGCGGGCAGCCGATTGGGCAGATGGTGATGCCGCTGCCCTACAAGTCACCAGACCAAGCGTTCATGGCCTTTATCCAGCATCTCGAGCAGTCTGGGAAGGCGCTTGGCGGTGAGGTTTCGGCCCCGCTGTCCGAGGGCCGCGCTAACATGCCGGTCGGCACGATGCTTGCCGCGATTGAGCAGGCTGTGAAGCCACTCAAGGGTGTGTTCAAGGGGCTCCATCGGTCGCAGGCAGAAGAGTTCCAGTTGCTGCGAGATCGGTTCAAGGAGAACCCTACGGCTCTTTGGCGGTGGAATGAGAAGCCGGCGCGGGAGTGGCAGGAGGAGGAGTTTCTGCAGGCATTGGCCGATGTCAATCTTGTGCCGATGGCTGATCCAAACACCTCGAGTCAGGTGCAGCGGATTGCCATTGCTGGGGCGCTGTTCCAGCTTGCGCAGGCTGCGCCAATGCTGTTCGAGCTTCGGGATACTGCGTTGCGGCTGATGCGCATGATCGGGGTGCCTGATCCCGAGGCTCTGCTGAGTTCGGAAGAGGCGATTCAGGCGAAGCAGGCGGCGCAGGCGCAAGGGCAGCAGCCGCGAGGTGGTGCGGCCCAAGATCCGGCCCTGAATGCGGCCAAGACGCAGCTGGCGCAGGCGCAGGCCGGGCAGGCTGGAGCGCAGACGAAGAAGCTGCTGGCAGAGGCGCAGACGACCGGATCAGACCTAGCAAACGATGCGGCGGATCGGCAGGCAAAGGCGGCGTCACAGGTTGTCGAAAGCCAGGACCGAGAGGCTGATCGGCAGTCGCATCTGGCGATTGCGCAGATGAAGGAACGCACTGAGCAGGTTAAGACCGGCGCCGGTATGGTGCAGGGTGCAGTTCAGGCGCATGGCGATGCTGTCGAGGCTGAGAAGGAGCGCAGTCATGAGGCTACGCAGACGGCGAAGACAGCGGTCAATGATGCGGCAGAGGGCGATGCGCAGCGGGTGCACCAGACGCAGATAGCCGGACTTGGCGCGGCGAGAAATACCCAGCCTTAGGAGTTGGATCATGGCTAACTATCGGGCGTTGCGTGACGAGGCACATGAGAGTCACCAAGCGCGGCAGCGTCGCTGGGGCGGTCGCATGGATAGTGACGAGAAGCAGGACCGCAAGGAGGTTGCTTCTGGCGTTCATAAGCATGAGCGCAACATGCACCGCGGCGAAAAGGAGACGAAGCTCGCTGCTGGCGGCAAGGTCGAGGGGCGTGCTGCTGGTGGCTCGAGGCTAGATCGCAAGGGCGGCAAGAAGGGCACGACGGTCAACATCATTCTTGGTGGCGGTCAGCAGCAGCCTCCGCAGGTGCGGCCGGTTCCGGTGCCTGTGCGTGTTCCTCCGCCAGGTGCGGGTGGAGCGATGCCGCCTCCTGGTGCTGGAGGTTTGCCGCCTGGGGTGATGCCACCGCGGCCGCCGATAGCTGGGATGGGGCCCGGAGTTCCTCCTGGCGGAATGCCACCTGGTGCCATGATGCCGCGGAAGCGCGGTGGTTCGGTGAAGATGACAGCAGGCGCGCATTCGGGGGAGGGAAGGCTGGAGAAGACGAGGATGGTTGAATGACCACCTTCGCCGACAGTTACTTTCAGGCCAAGCTCTATGAGCGGATGGACGAGGAGCACCAGACTCGAGGCTTCCAGCTCATTGAGGGATTCTACAAGACCTACGAGGAGTATCGGGAGCGCGTCGGGTATCTGCGCGCGCTTCGTGACGTGCGCGCCTGGGGCGACGAGATAATGACGGCTGTACAGGACAATGGGAGGCGCGACGCGTGACGGATGTGACGGAACGTGTGAGACAGAGCCGATTGCTGGGGTACGTTGAAAACCCGGTGCAGTTCTTCGAGCGCGAGAAGCGGCGCGTTCTTGATCAGGTCGGCGACCTCTACGACATTCGTGTGCCGCTCAACCGAATCTTGGTGGCCATATGGACTACCAAAGAGGAGCGGCGGACTGAAGGCGGGCTTATCATTCATACGTCGGACAAGTCCAAGGACGAGAACAAGTGGCAGGGCGTCAGTGGTCTGGTGCTCAAGATGGGGCCTGCCGCTTATGCGGAGAATGATGCCATTACGTTCTGCGAGAACGACAAGTGTCAGGTCGGCGATTGGGTGCTTTTCCGCAAGGGCGAAGGCTTCCGTGTTGAGGTGTGGCAGCAGGAGTGCGTGATGCTGGAGTCAGAACGCGCCATCAAGGCGATACTCGATCGGCCGGATGCTGTGTTTTGAGCCTCGAAGCCCCGGAAGGTCTGCGCCTCGAAATACCTAGTCGTATGGATGCGCAAGAGCTGGCTGCTGAGGTGTGCGCTCTCGTCGACCAAAATAATGTTAGTCTGGTGGCAGAGGCTATTCGTCATGTTAAGGCAACGTCGGCTGATTATTTCTGCATTGGTGTCGAACTAGTTGCTGGTATTATAGCTCTTCTTCCGAAAGAGGATAGGCTCCGAATGATGGAGGTAGCTGCGATTTTGATTGGAAAGGTGGTGGTTATCCATCTGCACGACAGTGCGGCGAAGGAAGTAGCAGGGAGTACGAAGCATTGAGCGACAATGTCGCATTTCCTGTTGTGGAGTATGATGTTCCAACAACTAGGGATGGTGGCCATAAGATCGCGGTAGACCTTCTGTCTGTATGCATGGCAGAAGAGTGGACTGGATCGACAACCAGGATTGTCGTAGCCGGCGGAGGCGGAGGTTTCATTATTTTGAAATATTATAAGGACTTCATTGATGATTGGATGAGGGCGCGAGCATGAGCGATAGTCCTGGCACAGTCGACCGCGAGCCGGCCGGCATTGCCGACATCATGGCGCGCCGGGAGGGCGACCTGCCGCCCGATATGCTCCGGCCAGAGCCGGATGAACTGCAGCCGGAGCGTCAGAAGCCGGAGGCCAGCCCGCAGGACGATGCGGAGGCGGTTGTTGAGCAACTGAAGCGTGATGCTGAGCAGCTCCGGTCGCGGACCGTGCAGGCAGAGGCGCATGCTGCTGCAGAGGCGCGGCGTGCACGCGAGGTGCATGCGGAGCTACAGCGCACGCGTGCTGGGGCCGACGATGCGAACTACAATACGATTGCCAACGCACTCGAGGCCAGGAGCAGCGAGGCAGAACGTCTCAAAGCGCAGATGAAGAGTGCCGGCGAGGCTGGGGACTTTGCCCAGGTTGCCGACATCAGTCAGAGGCTCGGTGAGATCGGTGCTGAGCTGTCCAATTTGCGCGCCGGCAAAGAGCAGTACGAGGCTGAGCGCAATGCCCGGCTACGCGAGCCACCGCAGCCGCAGCGCGAGGCGCCGGCTCATACTGAGTGGACGACAGTTGGTGTGCCGCGGGATCAGTTCCTGGCTGGGCGGACACCCAAAACGCAGGAATGGCTTCGAACGAACGACAAGTTTTTCACCGATCAGTCGTTCTTCAATATGGTCACTGGTGCCGATGCTTTGGCCCGCGGCCGTGGCATGCAGGTCGACACACCAGAATATTTTCGGTTCATCGAGGAGCAGACTGGTATGAGTACCCCTCCGCGCAACACGCAATCGAGGGGCTCGGCTGCGCCACCTGCAACACCTCCGAGCCGGGATGCGCCGACGCCGACCGGGCGTCCTTCACCGCGGGCCGGGGACGTGTATGTCTCGCCGGAGCAGCGCAGGATTGCCGAGTGGATGTTCAGTAAAATGCCGGGCGGGTATAAGCCAGAAGACGCTGAACAGTATGCGCGTGAGGAACGGGAATTGACTGCACGTGGGGAAACCCCCCATCGGAGGCGGTAAATGGGCTGTTTCCCAGCTGCCTTGTTGGTACAGGCGCTGATCACTTTAATTGTAATCTGCGCGGCCATGGCAATTATGCAAGTGTGCGTTGGGTTGCTGAGCTCGGAACTTGGCGGCACGATACTTACTGTGCTCAGGATTATTTTGTGGGCAGTAGTTGCGATATTTCTGGTGTATCTTTTCTATGATCTAATTACATGTGCATGGCCTAGGCCTTTGATGCGATAGAAGGATAATCGAAGTGGCACTAACTAAGGGACTACATGAACCAATCCACGAGCCGGTGCATGAGCCGGTGAGGGCAGCGCTGCCTGATTTCGCCAACATGAGTGAGGACGAGCTGTTGGCATATGTCCAGCAGCAGGAGAGCGGAGATCAGTACACCATTCCGTATGGAATCGAACCGGACGGGATGAGCTATCAGTGGAAGCGTCACGAAGTCTATGGCAAGCCGGATTACGCGAACATGTCTGACCTTGAGCAGAAGGGCTGGCGCGCTGTCCCGCAGTCTCGGCATGATGGGCGTTGGATGCCGCCTGGCACCAGTGGGCCGACCCTTCGTGATGGGCTGATGTTGATGGAGATTCCGACGCCCCTGCTGCGTGCGAAGGAGACGATGCGGAATCGCTCGGCTGTCCAGCAGGTTGATTCGATGACCGAGCGGCTGTCCTACACGGCGCCTGGTGCTGCGCCGCGGACCGCACACCCCAAGACGATGCCGGTGGTGCGGCGCGAGATGGTGCAGATTGAGGTGGCGCCATAGGGCTCGTCGCTGGAGATCGAGGAGTAAGTAGATTGACGCACATTCACAATACAAATTATCTGCGGAATGCAATTCATCCGTATACGAAGCTTTTTGATAATCGCAGGCATCCATTGCCTCCGAGAAGTTGGACAATACCGGTTCTTGCGGCGGCTTATGGTTGTCCGACTGGATCGCTTGGTGGAGGTACCATTGCGATTGTCGAGCTTGGTGGTGGATGGAATGCTGCGGATGTTGCTGCGGCATTCTCTGCGATGAATTTGCCAGAGCCGGTAATTGTTGATGTGAGTGTGGATGGAACGGCAAACAGCCCAGGCGCCGATGCTGATGCTGAGGTAGCTTTGGATATTCAGGTCGCTGGTGGTGTTTACGCCTACATGACAGGGCACGCGGCGCTGATCCGCATCTACTGGTCGCAGGATATCGGCACGGCGGTGGCTGCAGCTGCGGCAGACGGCTGTGATGTATGCTCGATCTCTTGGGGCGCTGACGAAGCTGTGTGGGGACAGGCTGCTGGGGAAGCGATGGAAATCACAGCTGCAGCTGCTACAGAAGCTGGTATGGCGGTATTTGCCGCATCTGGGGACAATGATTCTAGCGATGGCGGTCGGACGCCTGCCAATGTGGACCTGCCTGCTGGGTGTCCGCATGTTGTTGGTTGTGGTGGTACTTCTTGGGTTCCTGGTTCATCTGACTTGAGCGAGGTTGTTTGGAACAACAATCCGCACCATCCAGATGGGAGCGGAACGGGTGGTGGATTTAGCTCTCTGTTTCCTGTGCAAGCGTGGCAGGTTGGTGTACCGCACGGCAGAGGGCGTATGGTGCCTGATGTTGCGGCCGTTGCGGACCCCAACACCGGGTACGATATTATCCTGAATGGCATGTCTGGTGTGATTGGTGGGACAAGTGCTGTTGCGCCATTCTATGCAGGTATGGTTGCTGCATATGGAATGAAGCCTGGCTGGATTACGCCAAAGATGTTTCAGCACTCCACTGACTTTCACGACATTACCAGTGGTGATAATGGGCACTACAAAGCAAGGGTTGGGCCTGATGCGTGTACTGGTCTTGGTTCGCCGACAGCTCAGCTGGCGAATGTTTTCTAGAGCATTGAATTGGGGGCCATCGTACTTCCCAGCCGCCTAAGCGCACGGCTGCGATGGGCCGCCTCCCTACCCGCTTGTGCCCCATATGGTTTGTAACACAAGCGGCATGGGCAAACCGTGATGGCTTAATATGAAGACGGTAAGGCGGCCAACGCGCTCTTGTACTTTGGCTGAGCTACCAGCTTCGCGACAGTCCGATCAGATGTTTGGCCACTGCTACATCATAC